ATGCTTCTTTTATTTTCATAATTATATCTTTCTGTTGAATCTATTTTTAACACGGGTCCCTGGTTTATGCAACTTAAAAGCTTGAGGCTTGTTGCTTGAGGCTTGTTGCTTGACGCTCAACTCTTTAAAAAATTTACGGCAATGGTCCAGGTAACCTTGCGGCAGCTCCTGATGCGGCCGCAAGAAATAATGGGTGAGATAGTTATTCTTTATCTTCATCCGGGAACCTTTTTGCCATCTTCTCCTGATCAGCCTTCACCAGCCGCAGGACCTCTTCCAGGGCGTCCGCTATTCGCATTAATTGCGTAGCTTCACCCGTTGTCCAGTTTCTTTTATTTTCATTATCCATAATTATTCCTTTCAATTGTATCCTATACTATCCTGACCCAGCTGTCAAGCGCTTGCTGCTTGGAGCTTGAAGCTTTTACCCGTTGCGCCTCCTGATCAGGGAACTCGGCGCACCATGGTGTTACACACATTGCTACCTTGCGGATCATCGCTAACGAACAGGGAAATGCCAGAGGCAAGATTTGGTCGCTGGTGTACTCTTACTGATACTATTATTAGCAGGACCCTGAGTTGAGGCCGGCGTGCTTTATTTTAACAGCCCGGGCAACAGGCCTAACAAGTTATCACTTGTCAGGGTCCAGCAAATAACAGGACCATTACACAAAGTCATAGGTAATGGTCCTTTGATCAGTCACTATGCTACGAGGGTAGTCATGTCGCCTCCCATTGCATGACATACAGATATCCTGGCGAAATACCCTTGTTATAGTGTTTATCTCCACAGTCAATAATGACTGATCCCAGATCCAATTTACCAGTTCTAAAGCATAGCTGAACTTACTATCCATTGGATCAGGGATCAGTAGCACTCAATGGCTCTCTTCCAGAGTGCTAATGATCTTTTACTTGTTTAGAGTAATTAATATATAATCCTTGACAATCCTATTGTCAAGTAGTAAAACAAAAAAATAAAAATTAATTAACAGAAAGGTCAAAATGACAAAAATAAGAATGAATACAGAGTTGCGAAACAAACTCTTTAATAAAATAAAAAATGTCTTTGAAAACGAGGACACTCAAGAACGAGAGGCATACTTACAATCAAGAGAAAATGTTGATCTTGAATATAGTGTTGCACATAACCTTGCAAAGAGAGTTGTGTCAAGATCATATCCACCAGAAGATGTTGCAGTATTAAGAACTTTCAAAAAGAAATATGGAAGTCCTTGTGATGTTGTAGCAAAAGATAAATGCTTTTACTTTGCTCACAATGAGGGTGTTGATGATGAGGGCGAACCAACAGAAACAAAATCACATTTTGATTTTGGTTTGTTTGGTAATCTAAATGGTAGTGAGTATGATAGTGAGGAGGGTAAAAAGTTTGCGTTTGCATATTACCGAGAAGAACTAAAAGCTATGGATTGCAACCCAGATATCTATGCACAACAATCCGATAACAAGGACAACCCACACAAAACAAAACATGTTGAGGCATGTATGAAAGCACTCGGATATAGTAATGGTTATAATAGTAGTAATGCTACAGGCATGAATAAAACTTTTAATGACCAATACTATCTTGATGTAATTGGAACATCTTATTGCAGATCAAGAGCAATCGCATGTACTAAAGATGAGTATGAAACTTTTAATGATTGGCGAATTGCAAAAGGTAATGTTGTATCAAAACACCAAACTTGGATTGATACAATTCAAAAACAATGCGATCAATTAAAATTGGATTGAAAGCATACAGGTATTTGAGTGAGGGGATAGAACTTGCAACTGAACTTGGAATACAAGTTGATGAGGCAGAGTTAATTAGAACTAACTCAACAGGTTTGACTATCTACAATCCAAGCAACTTGGCTAGTATGATTAAAGGCATGAAGAACAAACATCAATCAAGAGAGGCGAAGATATTGGCTAGAAAAAAATATGAAGAAAGTCTAAATTAAAGTTTGACAATTAGGGACTATCTGTAATAGGATAGTCCTAATAACTAGAAAGGTATAATATGATAAAAGATAAAACATTTAGAATAACTTACAAAAAATCAAATGGCGAAACTATTACAAGGTTTGGAAAGTTTGATGACAAATGCAGATATTGGACTAGTAAAGTTGGTAGTGCATTAATCACTTATTTTGATTTAGACAAACAAGGATATAGAACTGCCAAAGGCAAATGGGAAGTGAGGTACTAATGAAACTATTAGGAATATTAATAGGATTTATAATTGCAATGTTAGGATTAATTATTGCAATACATTCAACTAGTCATGTCGTTGGATTACTAATGTTATTCGGTGGCATGTATTTAACTTTAAGGTTGTCTACCTGCTTATGGAGAAAGGTTATTATAATGGCTCAACAGAACGAAGAACATCTAGAAGTAATAAGCAAGAACAAGGCGAAAGCCTACGAAGAACAAAAGTCCATGCGTCAAGAATTAATAGATTGGATTAATAGTTGTAGTGCAATGCACATGCAAGAACTACACTAGTGAAATGAGAAGAATGAAAAGGAGTTGGAATGCCAAATAAACATTTTTGCCAAGGACCAAGATGTCATGAACAAGTTACAACAGATAGATTTCTAAAATCTAGAGGTGTGATTAGAGGTCGTTATGCATATGCAACACTAGACCAAGGACCAAATCAATGGGGGTGGCAAGCACCAGACTCAGATAAATATTTCTGTAGTCAATCATGTAAATTTAGTTGGTTATCATTGAACATGGAAAACATTGAACATGGTCGACCGATTGAGTTCATCAGACACAGACGAGAGAGCCAAGGTTATGCCAAGGTCAAGAACGAAGAAGATCGTTGGGGTCCAGAATATTCTATTCAAAGGGTTGACAATGGACAGATTGTAGAGTAGGATTATCCTATTAACAGAAAGGAATATATGACAACAGAAAGAACAGAAGAACGTAAGAACAGATTTAATGGCGAGTCTGTTATGCTTACAAAAGAAGAGGCGAGAAGACATGATTGTATTTTCTTAGCTGAAGTAATGGCAACGTTGGACGATAAGAAAGTCGGACACGGTGCGTCCAAGCATTGGGATATAATGCGTGAACACTTGAATTGGTTTCCGCTGAACATAACGCGAAAGCATATATGGTTCTACTAGACTAGAACCAACCTTTCTTGCCCTGGTCCCTCAATAGAGGTACCAGGGCGCTCTCTAAATTTGAATTTTTATTATTATTAATATATAGATATGTATATAAAGGGGTCCCAGTATCATGCATTTATGCTAAGTTACATAAATACATAGCTGTAAAATACTTTTGGACTTTCTAAATTAAAGCTGTAAAAATTTTTTAGAAAATTTTTTCGAATGAGTTATGGATATAGATAAGTTAAAAAAGTTTGAGAAATTACCACCTGATGTAAAAAGACAATTAGCTTTGTATATGGCTAAATGGAAAGACAAGAAAAAAGAAGCTGATATTAGAGATGACTTTATGGCTTTTGTAAAACACGTCTGGCCAGATTTTATTGAAGGATCACATCACAAACAAGTTGCTAAAAAATTTAATGATATAGCAAAAGGTAAAGTTAAACGTGTAATTATTAATATGGCACCTAGACATACAAAGTCTGAGTTTGCATCATATCTATTACCTGCTTGGATGGTAGGTCGTAATCCTAAATTAAAAATTATTCAATCAACTAACACAACTGAATTATCTGTAAGGTTTGGTCGTAAGGCTAAACAACTTATGGATTCTCCAGAATACAAAGAAGTATTTCAAACAAGACTCAAAGAAGATTCTCAAGCTGCTGGTAAATGGGAAACCCAACAAGGTGGTGAATACTATGCTGCTGGTGTTGGCTCCGCAATTACTGGTCGTGGTGCCGATCTCTTGATTATTGATGACCCACATACTGAACAAGATGCAATGAATGCTCAAGCGTTAGATAGAACTTATGAATGGTATACATCTGGTCCACGTCAACGTCTTCAACCTGGTGGAACAATTGTAATTGTAATGACGCGTTGGAATGAAAAAGATTTAGCAGGTCGTTTGATTAAAGCACAAAAAGAACCTAAAGCTGATCAATGGGAAGTAATTGAGTTCCCTGCAATCCTACCAAACAAAAAACCCCTGTGGCCTGAATACTGGAACTTGAAGGATTTAGAAGCGGTCAAAGCATCTATCCCTCTTTCAAAATGGAATGCACAATACATGCAGAACCCAACCGGTGAAGAAGGTGCCATGATAAAAAGAGAATGGTGGCAAGATTGGGAAAAAGATTTACCACCGCTAGAACATGTTATTCAATCTTATGATACAGCGTTTATGAAAAAACAAACTGCCGACTATTCTGCTATTACTACCTGGGGTGTGTTCACACCATCTGAGGATAGTGGACAATGTTTGATATTACTAGATGCAATTAAAGATAGATATGAGTTTCCTGAACTAAGACGTGTTGCTATGGAACAGTATGGTTACTGGAAGCCTGAGACCGTAATCATTGAGTCTAAAGCATCTGGACTGCCTCTAACTTATGAGTTGCGGAAAATGGGGATACCTGTTATAAACTTCACACCCTCTAAAGGTAACGATAAACATACGAGGGTTAACAGTGTCTCTCCGCTGTTTGAGTCAGGGAGAATATGGGCGCCCAAAGATATGGACTTTGCACAGGAAGTTATCGAAGAATGTGCAGCCTTTCCATATGGAGATCACGACGATTTAGTGGATTCCATGACCCAAGCTGTTATGAGATTTAGACAAGGTGGTTTGATTCAACACCCTGAAGACTATCAGGATGAAGAAACGCCACAACAACAAAGGACGTATTACTAGCTATGGCTAATCCTATCAAAATTTATAAAACACTTGAAGAAGCATATAATGCTTTACTAAAAGGTTTTAGGTCTATTAAAAACAGAGATCCAGATATAATTGAAAACCAAATGCTTAAAGCAGAAGCTGAAGGTAAGATTAAATCTCAAGGTGATAACATTTCTATTTTTCCAGAAGGAAAACCTGAAGGCATCATGAGTCAGGCTCCAGGAATTAAATCTGGTGAAGTCGTTGAAGCTGTATTTAAACCTGGAATGGATAAGAGAGGTAAGATGGTAAAAGAATCACCGAGTCAAAGACAAGCTGATTTAGATAGACCATTTGTAACTGAAGATGAAATGTCTGCATTTACCATGGAAGAGAATGCAAGAAAATTAAATAAAGCTAAAGGCTTCATTGATAAGTTAGGTGCAAAATCTACAAGACAAAAATTATTTATAGCAGACTTAGTTGAAGACGCAGGTACAGGTGTATTTCAAGATGTAGATATGGGTGCAGTTGTTAGATCTAATATGTTTGATGACTTATTAGAACAAGGTATTGATGATGATTTACTTACAAACATTATGTACTCAGGAACTAAATCAGATGACTTTGCAACTACACTTGCAAAGAATAAAATCAAACGCTAGAGATGAAGGTGTTGATATAGATGAGACTGTAGATTTCTATGAAAGAGTTTTTGATGAAGTAGCTAGAGTTAAAAAAGCTATGGGTGGTAGAATAGGTTATGCTGTTGGTAGTTTACCAAAAGGAATTCAAAAGTTAGTACAAGCTCTAAATAAAAAATTTGGTAAAGACACAGTGAAGACTGCTGATGAAATGGATAGACCTAAAGATGTACAAGCATTTGATGACTTTGAAACTAGAAATCCAAATCCAAAAAGACAATTAACAGATGATGAGATTAGAGATTATGAAACTGAGTTAGGTGATAGTGAAACTTGGATGAATGATGGCACTGTTGGTGAAGCTGAAAAAGCTTTAAAAGATCGTAGAGAATTTATAGCTGATATGGAATTACAATATAAAAAAGGTGAACTAGATCCAGGACCAGGTGAAAAAGGTAGAAAAGAATTTTTACAAAATAAAATGGATGAGATGGAAGCAAGTGGTGATAAAAGATTAATGACACCAGATGAGATTGATGAGCTGTCTACATTTGATATGGGTACAGAGTTAGAAGGACTAAGATCTTTAGGTGCAAATAAATTAGCAGAACGATTCGAACTTAAACAAAGGTTTCCAGGTTTAGATGATGCATTAATAGATAGAATTTTAGTTGATGATAATCCACAAAGAAAAGCCGAAGTACTAGCAACTATAGAAGAGTCTTATAAAATGTTAGAAAAAGGAATGGATCCAGGAGATATTATTGAAACATTTAAAAATACATCTAGACGTAAAAATGCACAAGGCGGCCTAAACTACTTGATGGGACTATAATGTCTGAAGTAAACAAGATAGCAAACTACAATCAAATGATGTCTTGGTTAACAAGACCATCTACACCTCAAACAGAAACTAGAGAAAACTTTGCTGAAGCAGGATCTGCTAAAGGAAGATTTTCTAAAGACACAAACAAAGGAAGGCTAAGAGAGTATTTAAATAATTTATCAAAAGGATCAACAATCAATAGACAAGAACTTATAAAAAAATTTAACATGGAAAAAGCTGCAGGGTCAGTTAGTGAAGTTTTAAATGAATTTCCAAATAAATTTAATTTTATTAATCCTGTAAAAGGAGTTTCAAAAGGTCCTCAAATAAAAGCAACTCAATCTCAAAAAAATTTAGCACCTTTATTATTTGATAAGGAATATGATGAACTTACAATAAATGAAAGAAGTAAAATTACTTCTGGTAAATTTGATAAAAATACAATGACTCCAATTAGAAGAGCTAAAATGTATGATCCTATTGCTTTAAGAGATTTTGGAAAAAAATGGAGTGAATTAACTGAAAAAGAAAAAGAAAGACTTAGAGATGGTAAAGGACCTGTTGATCCCAATAGAATTCCAACTAATAAAGCAAAAGTACAAAAAGAATTGTTAGAGTTATCCAAAGATCCAGAAATTATGGATATATTTAAAAACCCTAATAGAACTAAGTCACAATACACAAAAGATCTTACAAGAGTAAAAAAAATACTTGGAAAAGATACTAATGCTGTTGCTAGATTAACACAACTTGCCTCTGCTATATTAGGAGACACTCCTGTCCCTGGTATATCTACAGAATTAAAAGAAGGTGCAGATGTTATTTATAATAATTTACCACATACAAAAACTCAAAGAGACTTAGATGAATTAAAAATAGGTAAGAGTGTTGGTGAAAAAAGTATTAAAACAACAAAATCAGAAATAAGAAAATCACCTGGTTATGTTTTTAGTGGAGACTACAATATTGATGAAGTTGGAGGTGCCACTTCTTCTGTAAGAAGAGGAACTACACCTTATGGAATTTTTGGACAGATAATAGACAGAGATATAAATAAAAAAGATAAAATGTCTTTTGATGGTAATAAATCAAAAAAAGAAAAAACATTACAAGATGCAATCAAAACTAAAAATCCAAAATTAATTAATGAAGCTCTTAGAGATTTTAACAAATTAGTTTCTGACTATGAACAAAAAATAAATAAAGATATTCCTAAAGGTGATCTTAAAGTAAGATTATTTAAAGCATCTTTAGATAGTCCTAAAAACACAATAAAAAATTTTGATAATTTTAATCCTGAATATAAAAAAGCTTTTTTAAATAATTATAAAAATAAAGGTTATTCTTTTAATGTTCCAAAAGATATTAAAACTATTCCACAAATAGCACAAGACGTGCAGAATCCAAAAATAATACAAAAAATTGGACAACGTGCAGAAGCAGGAAGTGCAAGATTATATTCTAAATTACTTCCAGGATTAGAACAAATAGCACAAGGAATAAAAAACATTCCTGATGATATTGCAAAGAAAAAATATTTTACGCTAGGTTTAAAAGCATTAGGTCCACTTGGAACTTACATTGCAGTTGACGATACTTATGAAGCATTGAAAGCAGGGAGACCTGTTGCCGAAGCCCTGGAGTATGGTTTGATTGGAACTAATCTAATTGGTTCTGCAAAAGATTTAATGGCTCTATCTCCTGAAGAAAGAGAAGCAAGATCTGTTGTTAAACAAGCTGAGATGGCTGATCAAATTGCTCAAGACGAATCTATGTTAGATAGTGATTTTGAAACTCCAAAAGTTAAATCGGATTTAACTAGAGAAGAAGCAGAAGAAAAATTTGAAGCTGCTAAAGCTAGAAGAAAACTTGAAAGAGAATCACAAGAAGCAGACATTGCTAAAGCAAGAGCTATTAGTATGAGTGGTTTAAAAGATTTAATAACAGGTAAAAGATTTGCAGGTCAAGAAATACCAACACAATATATGGCGGCAGGTGGACGTATGGGTTTTGCAGATGGACCCGATGATCCTTCAAGAAGAAAGTTTATGAAAATTGCTGGAGGTATTGCATCTATACCATTAGTAGGTAAATATTTAAAACCTGCAATGGTTGCTGCACCTAAAGTTGTAGAAGTAGTCAAAAGAAGCGCTGATGGTATTCCTGAATTTATTGGAGACCTAGTTACTAAAGTTGTGTCCTTTGGAAAGAAAAACTTTACTGGTAATAGAGCAGATGAATTTGCTGACCAATATAGATTAGATGATTATGTTGTTACACAACAAGGTAATAAAACAACAATTCAAAAATTTGATGATCCTGATAATCCTAATTATAAAGAGTATGAAATAGAATTAGAAACTGACCCTGAGACCGGAGGCGTGACTTATAACGAAGCAAGCGTAAGACCTGATGCAGAAGGCAAGTTAAAAGACGTAGAAGAATTTATAGATGATGTAGATTTAGAAGATATGAGAAAATATACTTATGATGAATAAATACCCAAAGAAACACTTATTACCTCCTGAGTCCGGACCCACGCCTCAGGGGTTGAATATTACATATAATACTGTTAAAACAGTCAAACAATCTGGAGAAAAAATAAATGGCGGATATAGACAAAGCACTTCCCAACGAAGTCAGAAAAGAATTCGAACTTCCTAGTGAAGAAGAAGTTCAAGAACAAGTAATCGAAGAAACTGAAGCACAAGAAGAATCTCTTGGTCCAGTTGATATTCAAGAAAATGAAGATGGATCAGTTGATATAAATCTTGACCCAGCTGCTGCAACACCTGAAGGTGGTGACGAGCATTATGCAAACCTTGCAGATTTTTTACCAGATGATGTACTTGCTAGTTTAGCTTCAGACTTAAATTCTAAATACATGGACTATACTTCTTCTAGAAAAGAATGGGAGAAAACTTATACACAAGGCCTAGACCTTTTAGGTTTTAAATACAATAACAGAACAGAACCTTTTCAAGGAGCTTCAGGTGCAACTCACCCAGTGTTGGCTGAAGCTGTTACACAGTTTCAAGCATTAGCTTACAAAGAATTATTACCGGCAGATGGTCCAGTTAGAACACAAGTAATTGGTTTATCTACACCAGAGAAAACACAACAAGCTTCACGTGTTAAAGATTTTATGAATTATGAAATCATGGAAAAGATGAAAGAGTATGAACCAGAGTTTGATCAAATGTTATTTAATCTTCCTCTTGCAGGTTCTGCTTTTAAGAAAGTCTACTATGATGACATGGAACAAAGAGCAGTATCAAAATTTGTTCCAGCAGATGATTTAATTGTTCCGTACACAGCTACCTCATTAGATGATGCGGAAGCAATTATTCATCGAATAAAAATTTCAGAAAATGATTTAAGAAAACAACAAGTCGCTGGTTTTTACAGAGACATTGATTTAGGAAAACCAACTACAGGTGAATCTGATATTGAGAAAAAAGAAAGAGAGTTGGAAGGAACTTCTAAATCAAAAGAAGAAGATGTTTATACATTATTAGAATGTCACGTGGATTTAGACTTAGATGGTTTTGAAGATTCTGATCCAGAGACTGGTGAGCCCTCAGGAATTAAAATACCTTACATTGTAACTTTAGAAGAAGGGTCACGAGAGATTCTTTCTATTAAAAGAAACTATGAAGTAGGAGATCCATTAAAAAAGAAAATACAATATTTTGTTCATTTCAAATTTTTACCAGGACTAGGTTTCTATGGTTTTGGTTTAATTCATATGATTGGTGGATTATCACGTACTGCAACAAGTGCACTTAGACAACTATTAGATGCAGGAACTTTATCTAACTTACCAGCAGGTTTTAAACAACGTGGTATTAGAATTAGAGATGATGCACAATCAATTCAACCTGGTGAGTTTAGAGATGTAGATGCACCTGGTGGAAATTTAAGAGATTCGTTTATGATGTTACCATTTAAAGAACCATCACAAACTTTGTTATCACTAATGGGAGTTGTAGTTAATGCAGGTCAAAGATTTGCATCAATTGCAGATCTACAAGTTGGTGATGGAAATCAACAAGCGGCAGTAGGAACAACAGTAGCTTTACTAGAGCGTGGTTCTAGAACTATGTCTGCGATTCACAAAAGAATTTACTCAGCTTTGAAAAATGAATTTAGAATCATGGCTAGAGTATTCAAGTTATATCTACCTCAAGAATATCCGTATGATGTAGTTGGGGGTCAAAGAATGATTAAACAACAAGACTTTGATGATAGGGTAGATATATTGCCAGTTGCTGACCCCAATATTTTTTCTCAAACACAGCGTATTTCCCTCGCGCAGACGGAACTCCAACTGGCACAATCTAATCCGCAAATGCATAATCTGTATCAAGCATATAGAAACATGTATGAAGCATTGGGTGTAAAGAATATTGATGCTGTTTTAATTAAACCAATGCAACCAATGCCAAAAGATCCGGCGTTAGAACACATTGATGCTTTAGGTGGTAAACCTTTTCAAGCATTTCCTGGACAAGATCATAGATCACACATTACTTCACACTTAAATTTTATGGCAACGAACATGGCTAGAAATAATCCAATGGTAATGGCTTCATTAGAGAAGAATGTTTTTGAACATATTAGTCTAATGGCTCAAGAACAAGTTGAATTAGAGTACAGAGATGAGATGCAACAACTTCAACAGATGCAAATGCAAGCACAACAGAACCCGGCTATGGCTCAACAGATTCAAATGCAAGTTATGCAGATGACTCAGAAGATTGAAGCAAGAAAAGCTCAACTAATTGCTGACATGATGGAAGAATTTATGAAGGAAGAGCAAAAAATTACTTCACAATTTGATAATGATCCAATTGCTAAACTAAGATCAAGAGAATTAGACCTTAGAGCACAAGAAAATGCTCGAAAAGAGAAGGAAGCTAATGAGAGAATGGACCTTGATAAGATGAAAGCAATGATGAATCAACAAAATCAGGACGAAAAACTAAAACAAAACGAAGAATTAGCAAAATTACGTGCTGACACATCAATTGAAAAGACTGTATTGTCAAAAACACTACCAAGTTCTGATTCAATGATGCCAAATGTTGCAATTATGCGTAAAGGCTAGTGACAAAAACTAAAAAAACAGTTAAAATAAAATACATAAGGAGAAAATATGGAAAAATTAGATAAAATTGTTGAAATCAAGTCAGAAGACAAAATGAATCTTGAAATCGACCCAAGATCTAAGACTACAGCTGATGGTTCTTACAACTATATCGCTACAGGTGAAGAAGTTGAAGTAAGAGGAACTAAAAGAATGTTAAAAGAGAAGTCTAGAAAAGCAAAGTGGATCTAACATGTGGTTATCGGCAATTAAACTAGCCGTTTCTGCTGGAAGTAAGATTTATGCTAACAAGCAGAAGACGAAGATGGCAATGAGCTGAAGCACAACTTATGCATGCTACTAAGATGGCTCATGGTGAGGAGCAATACCAGGGAAAACTTTTAGAAGCAAGGCAATCGGACTGGAAGGACGAGGCGGTTTTGATAATTTTAAGTTTGCCCGTGTTGGTGCTCGCTTGGGCAGTCATATCGGATGATCCAACAGCGATGGACAAAGTAAAATTGTTCTTCGACATGTTCTCGCAGCTTCCATCGTGGTTTACAAATTTATGGATTCTTGTCGTGGCGAGCATTTATGGTATAAAGGGAACACAAATATTTCGTAACGGAGGAAAAAAATAATGAGAAGACAATTTAAATTTGGTACTAAACCATTAGAGAAAAAAATGAATCAAGCTAAAAATGTTAAAAAATTAACAACATCAGATGATGCTTATTCTCCTGAAAAAATGTATGTTGTTTCAAGTTCAAAATCAAAAAAAGGTTCTATGAGTTCGAGACCTAGAGTGCAAGAAAAAACTGATTTAACTGCAAGAGGAACAGCTGACAAACTTAAATCTGAAGGACTAAGAGCTAAATCTTATTACAGAAAAGATTTACCTGAAGGAGCTTTAAGAGAAGTTTTTCGTAAAGAAGCACGTAAAAATAGAAAACCGGTTGCAAGTGGTAGAAGAAAAAGTAAAAACTCTATGAAAAAGCCACCACCAGAAATAAAAACAATTGGAAAAAAAAAGAGGAAGATAATATAATGAGAAAAAAAATGATGGGTGGAGGAATGACAAGAAAAATGTATTCCAAAGGTTCAAACGGTAAACCTATAAGTAAAAGTAAAAATCCTGGTATATTAGCAATGTCAAAAACAGCAAAAGGAAAAAAAATTGTAAAAGAAAAATTTAAATTTAATCCTGATAGAGTTGTTGCTAAAAAAGGTGGTAAAGTATAATGGCTAAACTTTGTGCAAAAGGCAAAGCAGCTGCCAAGAGAAAATTCAAAGTGTATCCTTCGGCGTACGCTAACATGTATGCATCAGGAGTTTGCTCAGGTAAAATTACACCCGGTGGTAAAAAAGGAAGTCGTAAGAAAGCTTCTATAGGTGGTTTAATGACAATGGATAATTATTACAAAGGTCTTGTTTAATGTCTTTAAGAAAATGGGTGAAAGAAAAATGGGTGGACATTGGAGCACCGAAGAAGAACGGGAAGTATCAACCTTGCGGGAGAAGCAAAGGCTCGAAAAGGAAATATCCAAAATGCGTACCACTTGCAAAAGCCACACGGATGACAAGCTCGCAAAAGGCGAGTGCTGTCAAACGAAAGAGAGCTGCAGGTAACCCAGGCGGTAAACCAACTAACGTTGCAACATTTACAAAAAGAACTAAAAAATCTATAGGTGGATATACTGGACCAGCAATTAACTCAGAGTATGGTGGAGTTAAATTAAATAATGATTCATATTCAAAATACTATAAAGGTATGCTGTAATGAATTTAGAAAAAGATTTACAGAAACTAAAAAAAGAAAAAGCATTAAAAGAATCTGCTATTGCTCAACTTAGAAAAAGAAGTAAAGACTCTGTTGCAAGACCTAGAGCAGAAAAAAATATTTTATCAACTAGTCCAGAGATGCAAAAAATTTAATGACTATTAGAAAAACAACTAAAGGACCAGGAGCTAATTATAGACCAACTAAATCTGGTGCCGGTATGACTGCTAAAGGTGTAAGAGCTTATAGAGCAGCTAACCCAGGTTCAAAATTAAAAACAGCCGTGACTGGTAAAGTCAAGAAAGGTTCAGCAGCTGCTAAACGTAGAAAGTCATATTGTGCAAGATCACTTGGACAACTTAAACGATCTTCTGCTAAAACTAGAAATGATCCAAATTCTAGAATTAGACAAGCTAGAAGACGTTGGAAATGTTAGACAGATTTGTATATAGATTTTTTGGTTTTTTAGATGATGCCATTGCATTTGTTGAAACAGGTGCTATAAGAATGACCGAATGGTGTTGGCATTCAAGAGTAAATTTATTAAACAAAAGGAGAAAGAAAAATGTTAAACGAAGAAACAGTAATAATTCATAAAGTACAAAAACATCTTAAAGAGTCTTATCAAGATATAGCAGATGCCATGATAGGTGGTGCTATTGACAATATGGAAAAATACAAGTATATGATGGGACAGGCACATGCCTATTTAAAAATATCACAGGAAATCTCTAACCTGCTAGAACCAAAGGAGCAAAAAAATGATATTGAAAGATCAGAAAACGTCGTCGACTTCGAGCGACCCGAAAGTTAAATCGGCACTATTAAATAAATACGACGAAGAAAACCAAAAAGAAATAGACGGTTACGAACGTCTTAAAACAAAAGAATCAAATAAATTACCTAAACCAACTGGATGGAGATTAGTTGTTCTGCCATTTAAAATGCCAGAAAAAACTAAAGGTGGATTGTTACTTGGACAAGAAACTTTAGAGAGACAACAAATTGGATCTACTTGTGGTTTAGTTCTTGCAATGGGTCCGCATTGTTATGACAAAGATAAATTTCCAGAAGGACCTTGGTGTAAAAAAGGTGACTGGGTTATCTTTGCAAGATATGCAGGATCAAGAATCCAAATAGATGGTGGGGAAGTAAGAATGCTAAATGATGATGAAGTTTTAGCAACCATTGAAAACCCTGAAGATATACTTCATCAATATTAATCATAGAAGGAGATAAACTATGCCAGACGTAGAAGAAAACAAAACAGTCGATATAGATACATCGGGTCCTGATATGGAAGTTGAGTTAGAAGAAACTCAATCGACAGAAACAGAAACACCTGAAGTAGAAACACCAACTGAAGATAAGGCAGAAGATAAAACGTTTGAAAACGAACGTGAAATCAAACTAGAAGAAAAGAAAGAAGATCCTGAAAAGGACGATAAAGAAAAAGAATTAGAAAAAGTACTCTGATGGAGTACAAAGAAGAATAGCTAAACTTACACATAAATGGAGAGAAGCTGAGAGACAAAAAGATGAAGCTTTAACTTATGCTCAAGCACAAATAAAAGCAAAAGAAGAAGCTGAAAAGAAAATCTCTAGATACGAACCTGAGTTTTTAAAAAATGCTGAGGATAGTATTACTAATGGTTTAGCAGCAGCTCAAGCAAAACTTGCAGCAGCAAGAGAAGCAAATGATCTAACGGCTGAATCTGAAGCTTTAACTGCAATCTCTGAACTTGGTTATAAAAGAGCTAAATTTGAAGAAACTAAAGTTGCTCAAGAAGAATATAATCAACAAAGAAAAGAAGTTAAACAACCAGAAATAAACTTAAATAGACAACAAGCATCACAAGGAACACCTGATCCTAAGGCTGAAACATGGGCATCTAGAAATGCTTGGTTTGGTCAAGATACAGCTATGACTTATACTGCTTTTGATCTACATAAGAAACTTACAGAACAAGAGGGTTATGATCCTCAATCTGATGAGTATTATCTTGAAATAGATAAAAGAATAAGACTTGAATTCCCTCACAAATTTGATACAACTAGATCAGATAAAGGGGAAGTTCCGACCAAACCCGTACAAACAGTAGCTAGTGCGAAGCGAAGTACAAATACTGGTCGCAAAACTGTGAGACTCACATCCTCTCAGGTAGCAATCGCTAAAAAATTAGGTGTGCCACTAGAAGAATATGCGAAACAATTAAAAATCACGAAGGAGGCATAAGCATATGGAAAATAATAATGACAAAAGAGCGTCCCGTGCGAGTCAAACAAGAGAAAAAGAAGCTAAGAAAAAAGTTTGGACTCCACCTTCATCTTTAGATGCACCCCCTGCACCAACAGGTTTTAAACACAGATGGATCAGAGTAGAATCTATGGGATTCCAAGACACTAAAAACGTCGCTGGAAGAATCAGATCCGGATACGAGCTTGTAAGAGCTGATGAATATCCAGACTCAGACTTTCCAATTGTGGATGATGGTAAATACAAAGGGGTAATCGGAGTAGGAGGCCTAGTGCTGGCTAGGGTACCGGAAGAGATTGCAGAGCAAAGATCTGAATATTATCAGAAGCAAGCTCAAGATAACGTCGACGCAGTTGACAACGATCTTATGAAGGAACAGCACCCAAGTATGCCGATCAATATTGATCGACAGACTCGTGTAACCTTCGGTGGTTCAAAGAAAAGTTAATTTTTTAACGATTACTAAGACCACTGGATAAACTAACCCGTGAGTGGAGGCCCGCAAGGGTAGCTCACATAAGGAGAAAATATAATGGCAAACACAGACGCAGCTTTTGGTTTAAAAGCTATAGGTAAAGTTGGCCAGAATAGAGACAACCAAGGTTTATCCGAATATAGTATTGCGGCAAGCGCGACTGCTATTTATCAATGGGACCCTGTCGAAATGGCAGCCACTGGTACAATTACAGTTGCAGCAGCTACAGATACGTTATTAGGATCACTAAATGGTGTTTTCTATACTGACGCTTCTACTAGTAAACCAACATGGGCGAACCATCTGAATGCAAGTAATACTGCAACAGATATCGTAGGATTCGTTTCTGACGACCCTTACGAAAGGTTTGAAATACAATCAGACGGCGCAACTGCAGCAGCAGACGTCGGAATGAATGCTGACATTGTATATGCAGCTGGTAGTTCACCAGACTACATATCAAAAGTAGAATTAGATCACTCTGATCTAAAAACTGCAACAGCACAACTAAGAGTACTTGCAATATCAAACGATCCAAATAATAGCACAGCAGGTTCTGCTAATGTTAATTTGGTAGTTATGATTAACGAGCACTTCTTGAAAGGAACGGTAGGAGTATAATGGCCATAAGTAGAGGACAACTAGTTAAAGAACTAGAACCAGGTCTAAATGCACTATTTGGACTTGAATATAAACGTTACGAGAATCAGCATGCTGAAATCTATACTACTGAATCTTCAGACAGAGCGTTTGAAGAAGAAGTTATGTTATCAGGTTTTGCTCAAGCTCAGACTAAAGCAGAAGGAAGTGGAGTTGTTTTTGACAATGCTCAAGAAACTTTCACTGCAAGATACACACATGAAACTGTGGCTCTTGCTTTTGCAATTACTGAAGAAGCTATTGAGGATAACTTGTATGACAGACTTGCTAGTAGATATACAAAAGCATTAGCTAGATCTATGGCGAACACTAAACAAGTTAAAGCGGTAAGCCCTTTAATTAATGGTTTCGGTACATTTACTTCAGGTGATGGTTCTGCATTATTTGCAACTAACCACCCAACTGTAAGTGGAACTGTATCAAACACATTAGCAACGGCTTCTGACTTGAACGAAACTTCACTAGAGCAATCATTAATTGACATTGCTGCAATGACAGACGAAAGAGGTCTAAAAATTGCTGCAAGAGGTGTTAAAATGATTATCCCTTCTGAACTTCAGTTCACTGCTGAAAGACTTATGAAGTCTCAAGGTAGAGTTGGTACTGCTGATAATGACATCAACGCAATTGCGTCAATGGGAATGGTTCCTCAAGGTTATAGAGTGAACAACTTCCTAACTGACCCAGATGCTTTCTACATTATCACAGACGTGCCTAATGGTATGAAGTACTTTGACAGAGCAGCTATTAAAACTGCAATGGAAGGTGACTTTGACACTGGTAACGTAAGATACAAAGCTAGAGAAAGATACTCATTTGGTGTATCTGACTATAGAGGTATTTTTGCATCACCAGGTGCATAATAATTAGAAATTTTGAGGCGGACACAGTTCCGCCTCATTATGAAAGTAGAAAGGAATTTCATGAAAAAATTTACAGTTACAATAAATGCCTACGATCACTACGCAAGATTTGAAGTGTTATCAGAAGATAATGCAGTTTCCCTTGAACAAGCCATAGTTGACAAACTAGGAGAAAATGTTATAAAATGGGAACATATCGGAACTAAAGTTTTTGCTTCCGATAAATACAGAATAACCTATGAGGAGGTTATAGATGATACAAGACCTATACAAACAAAAAAGGTCCTTGGAGTTGAAGTGGGAACAGGAGCATCTCTCTAACGATAGATACACTCTTGAGATGGTTAGAATTGACGATAAAGTCAAACAGATCATCACAGACATCAAGCTTGAAGAAGCTAGAATCGCTCACTTACAGAACACTGTTGAAAGTTCTGCTCCTGAAGTTTCAGTAGCTACTTAAACAAAAGCTACATCGTTGGAAAAATTCCACTCCGCACTGTAGGACTTCTTGCACTCTACTCAAAACTAGTATATAAAAAACTCACTATACATAAATTAATATTCTGCATGGACGCAGTATAGTCGACGGCCTAGAGACCATGTAGAATACAACTAGGAGAATAATCATGGCTAAAACACTATTTAGAGGACCAGTACTGCAAGGTAAATTTAACGAAGCAGGTTTAACTGGATTCAATCTAGAAGACAAATCCGCTAGCTACACAGTTACAAATGCAGATTCTGGTAAAACTTTTACATCATCTACTGATGGTGTGGTATTTACTTTACCTGCAATTTCTATCGGAAGAGTATTTACTTTTGTAAATACAGGTCAAGATGGAGCTAATACATTAACTATTAGTCCAAATGCTAATGATGGTATTTTGTACGCTGGATCTTTAACTGATGATAAAGATATTATTAATACAAAATCTACATCAAAAGTTGGTGACTTTATAGTATGTGCATCTTTGAACTCAACAGCTCATTGGACAGTTGTTGATGTGCAAGGTGTATTTGCTAAAGAAGCATAATAAATAATTAGTGTGGACCTTCGGGTCCACATAAAATTAATTTTAAGGAGAATAATATGGATTCAGATCAGAAAACATTAAACATGGCAGCAGTTGGAGCCAATACATTAGCAAGAGCAGCTAGAACTAGAATTACTTCTATACAAGCAAAAGGAATAGCTAGTTCAACTTTAATTTTGTATGATTCGTCTGATGCAAGTACACCAGGAACTGCAGTAGCTACTTATAACTATGGCACTGAAGGATTAGAAGTTTATATTCCTGGTTCAGGTATCAAGTTTGAAAATGGTATTGTTTACAATTTAGCTGGAGCAGGCGGAAGCGTTACAGTAACTATAACAGGAGCGTAAGCTCATGGCTAACACAACTTCTGGAACTACAATTTTTGAAAAAGGTTTTTCTATTGCAGATATAGTAGAAGAGTCTTATGAAAGAATTGGAATTTCTGGCGTTTCAGGTTATCAATTAAAAAGTGCAAGACGTTCTTTAAATATAATGTTTCAAGAATGGTCTAATAGAGGTTTGCATTATTGGGAAGTTGCAAACAATTCAATTACATTAGTTAATAATCAAGCAACATATACAATGTTTAGATCAACAGCTGATGGTACATCTAGTGCAACAGCAGTTTATGGTGTTGATGATATTTTAGAAGCAAGTTTTAGAAATTCAGATAGTATTGATACACCTCTTACAAAAATAAATAGATCAACTTATCAAGCATTATCTAATAAAACTTCTACAGGTCAACCTACTCAATATTTTGTTCAAAGATTTATAGATAAAATAACTGTTACTTTATATTTAACTCCAGGAACTGATCAAGCTGGTAAATTTTTTAATTACTACTATGTAAAAAGAATCCAAGATGCCGGAGACTATACTAATGATGCAGATGTACCTTATAGATTTGTACCTTGTATGGTAGCTGGACTTGCATATTATTTAGCTGTTAAATATTCACCAGAAAAAATTCAATCATTAAAAATGTTATATGAAGATGAATTACAAAGAGCTTTACAAGAAGATGGTTCTTCTTCAAGTTCTTTTATAACACCTAAAACTTATTATCCGAGCGTGTAATGGCTAAACTATCAAGAGGAAAATATGCACAAGCAATATCCGATAGATCAGGTATGGCATTTCCTTATAATGAAATGGTAACTGAATGGGATGGAAGTTTTGTACACAATTCAGAATTTGAAGCTAAACAACCACAGATTCAACCAACAAGATTTACAGGTGATCCTCAAGGATTATCAAATGCAAGACCAGATAGAACTGAACCTGCTACAGAAAATTTATTACCAGGAAATCCTTTGAGTCTAACTTCAGGATCAAGTACTGTAACTGTAACAGAACCTGCTCATGGAAGATCATCAAGTGATACTGTTGTTTTTAGAAATGTAGATGGAAGCCCCGGAGGCCTGGTGTATTCTTTATTTGAAAATACTTCAGGATTTAGTATAACAGTTATTGATACAAATAGTTATAGTTTTGATTGTGGAAGTAATGCAACTGTAACGGAAAAATCAGGAGGAATGTTTGTAACTGCAGGACCAGTTACTCTAACACCATAATGGCTTACACTTTAGCAAATTTACAAGATGACATTAGAAACTATACAGAAGTAGATGACTCTGTATTATCTAATACTATTCTAACAACAATTATTAAAAACGCTGAAAACAGAATTTATAGAGATGCAGATTCTGATGATAATAGATTTTACGCAACTTCAAACTTAGCAGCTGGTAGTAGATATGTAACTATACCATCTGATTTAAGATTTATTAGATATGTACAATTAACTGACGGATCTGGTAATCAAGTTTTTTTAGAAAAAAGAGATACAAGTTTTATGGCTGAATATTATAATACTCCAGGAACAGCTTCTGGATTACCGAAGTATTATGGTAACTGGGATGCTAATTATTGGGTAGTAGCACCTACACCAAATAGCACTAATTTAATTACTTTAGCTTATACAAAACAACCGGATTCAATAACAGCTTCACCAGGAAGTACACAAGGAACTTACACAAGTAATAAATATCAGGATTTACTTTTGTATGGATGTCTGGTAGAAGCATATGGATACTTGAAAGGTCCCGCAGATATGTTACAATACTACGAAGGATCTTTTAACAGAGCTTTACAATCGTATGCGATCGAACAACAAGGTCGAAGACGCCGGGATGAATGGGAAGATGGAACCATTCGTACTCCCCTTAAATCTGAATCACCATCATAATTTAAGGAGACAATTAAATGGCAAATATAGTACCTGACTCTTTTAAAACAGACCTACTTGGTGGCGTGTTTGATTTTGATTCATCTGGTGGATCAACTTTTAAACTAGCGCTTTATACATCTATAGGTGGTTTTAGTACTTCAACTACAGCTTATACAACTACTAATGAAGTTTCTTCATCTGGTACAAACTATACAGCGGGTGGAAATACTTTAACTAACAATGGTGTAGCAGTATCAAGTAACATTGCATATGTTGACTTTGCAGATTCTACTTTTAGTTCTGTAACGTTATCAGCAGTAGGAGCACTGATTTATAAAGGTACAAGTAATGAAGCTGTATTAGTTTTAGACTTTGGCGGAACAAAAACTGCAACTAACGGTGATTTCGTTGTTCAGTTTCCAACTGCTAACTCATCTAGTGCAATCATTAGACTTGGCGACGCGTAATAAAATTTTGGAGTAGTAATGGCTTTAATAGTTAACGATAGAGTTAAAGAAACAAGTACAACTACTGGAACAGGAACTTTTAGTTTAGCTGGTGCAGAAACTGGTTATGAAAGTTTTGTTTCAGGAATTGGAACTGGTAATACAACTTACTATGCAATTGAATTAAATTCAGCTGGTGAGTTTGAGGTAGGTATTGGTACAGTAACTGATGCTTCACCTGATACTTTATCAAGAACAACAATTATCTCATCATCAAATTCTGATAGTGCGGTAAATTTTTCTGCAGGTACTAAAAATGTTTTTTGTACACTACCAGCGAAGAGAGCTATGTCACCATCTATGACAGCTACAGGTTATGTTGTAACACATGCAACAACACTTGACGAAACTCAAACAGTTGCTTCAGGAGTATTAGCAGGACCAGTTACAGTAACTGGTACACAAACAATAACAGGAACGGTAGTAGTAGTTTAATGAGTAAAATAGAAGTAGATGCAATAGATAAACAAAGTGGTTCAACTTTAACATTAGGTGGATCAGGTACAGCTGTAACTTTAGCTAGTGGCGCTACTCAATCAGGTTTCGGTAGAGAAGGTTCTGTTGATTGGCAGACATCAATCAAAACATCAGATTTTACAGCTGTAAGTGGAGAAGGTTATTTTGTAAATACAACTTCTGGAGAGATCACGGTGACATTACCTGCTTCTCCTAGTGCAGGTGCAATCGTATCTATAAAAGATTATTTAAATACAGCAGACACAAATGCAATTACCATAGCAAGAAATGGTTCAAATATAGATGGTAGTACTTCTAATGTAGAAATGACTACTGAAGGTCAAACAGCAACTTTTGTATATGTAGATTCAACAGAAGGTTGGATTAATGTTCAAGAAACATCTAATTCAGTAACAGGAAGACAATTTATAACAGCAACAGGTGGTACAATAACAACTTCTGGAGATTTTAAAATTCATACATTCACTGGCCCAGGAACTTTTTGTGTTTCTCAAATATCAACTGTGGCTGCAGAAAATACCGTAAGTTATGCAGTTATAGCTGGTGGTGGAGCAGGAGGTTCTGGAGGAAATGGTGGCTGGCGGCGGTGGAGCAGGAGGATTTAGAGAAAATAAATCACCTGTAGATACTTATACAGCTAGTCCATTAGAAGGAGCAGCAGATATATCAATTACAGCAACAGGCTTTCCAATTACAGTGGGTGGAGGTGGAACCGGTGTAACCGGTTCTTGTACTCCTGGAGCAAATGGAGTTAATTCAGTTTTTTCAAGTATAACATCAGCTGGTGGTGGTGGCGGCGGTGGACCACCAAGTTCTGGAAATGGAGATCCAGGTGGATCTGGAGGTGGTGGTGGTGGTGCAACTGCTTGTAGAACGGGAGGATCGGGAAATACACCTCCTGTTAGTCCACCTCAAGGACAAGATGGTGGTCGAAGTAGTGGTCAACCAGGTTTAAATGGAAAAGGTGGTGGAGGTGGTGGTGCAGGTGCTGCAGCAACACAAACACCTGTTGGTAATAACAACTCCGCAGGTAATGGAGCTGTAGGTGTACCAACAGCAATTACAGGAAGTGCAGTTTCATATGCAGGTGGTGCTGGAGGTGGAGCGCAAAATGGACCAACTTCTGCAGCAGGCGGAGCAGCTTCTCCTTGTGGAACAGGTGGAGTTGGAGCAACTTCTGCGCCAGCAGCAAGTCCACCTATAGATAGAAACGCTGGAGATGGAACTACTAACAGAGGTGGTGGAGGTGGTGGAAACACAGGAACTTCTTCACCAGCAGCTAAAGCTGGAAATGGTGGCTCTGGTATAGTAATAATAAGGTATAAATTTCAATAATTATGACAAGTACAATTAAAGTAGACAATATTCAGGATCAAGACGGTAATAACATTATCAATGAAAATAGTAATACAATTACTATTGGTGCAAGTGGCGATACCGTTACTCTTGCATCAGGTGCATCGCAATCCGGTTTTGGTCGTACAGGAACAGTAGACTGGCAAACAGGGTCAATTAAAACAAGCACATTCACAGCTGCAAATGGTGAAGGTTATTTTGCAAACACTTCAGGCGGTGCATTTACAATGAACTTACCAGCAGGAACAGCAGGTAATATTGTTTCTGTTGTTGACTACACAAATACATTTCAAACAAATGGTTTAACAATTTCACCAAATGGTTCACAAAAAATTGGTGGAGTAAATGCAGACATAACTTTAACTACAGAAGGTCAATCTGTAACTTTTGTTTATGTTGATGATACTGAAGGATGGAAAAACGTTCAAGATTCAACATCTAATGTTATAGGTAATCCTAATTTAGTTGCATCAGGTGGAACAATAACAACTTCAGGAAATTTTAAAATTCATACATTTACAGGTCCAGGAACATTTACAGTTTGTAAAGTTTCATCAACTGCAGCAGAGAATGTAGTTTCTTATACAGTAGTTGCTGGAGGAGGAGCTGGTGGAAATAGTCAAAATGGTCCTGCAAGAAATGGTGGTGGGGGAGGTGGTGCTGGTGGTTATAGAGAATTTAAAAGCCCAGTAGATTCTTATACTGCTTCACCTAAAAATGGTAATCCTGGTGGAACATCAGTAACAGTTACCGCTCAAGCATATCCAATTACAGTAGGTGGTGGTGGAACTGGAGGAGCAGGTGAAGTTGGTAATAATTCAGTTTTTTCAACAGTAACTTCTACTGGTGGCGGTGGCGGTGGAGCTAACGAAGGACAAAATGGTGATGATGGTGGATCTGGAGGTGGAGCTGGAGCTAGTGGAAATGCAGGTTCTAATAATGGTGGAGGAAATACTCCTCCCGTAAGTCCTCCTCAAGGAAATTCTGGGGGAACTTCTCATCCATCAGGTGGTGGTGGCGGTGGTGGAGCAACTGTAGCAGGTAGTAATGGTCCAGGAGGAAATGGAGGTGCTGGAACAACTAGTTCAATTACAGCAAGTTCAACGCCTTATGCTGGTGGCGGTGGTGGTGGAACCACAGGTCCAGGTGGTAGCGGTGGAAACGGTGGTGGAGGAGCTGGAAGTCCAGGGGGGGTCTTGTTCAACGGGACAAAATGGTGATGCTAACAAAGGCGCCGGTGGTGGAGGAGCAGGTGGAGGATCTGGTAATGCAGGTGGTGGAACTGGTGGATCAGGTATAGTAGTAATAAGGTATAAATTTCAATAGGTAAATTATGAGTGAAGTAAAAGTAAATAAAATTAGTCCAAGAACAAATTGTGGTACAGTAACTGTTGGAGATTCTGGAGATTCAGTTTCAGGTAACAGCAGGTGTTCCAGTAACAGTTAATGGAGATTTAAAATCAAATGCATTAAAAGGCAACTGATGGCGGAAGTATAATTTCACAATCAGGAACTACAATAACTTTGGGTGCTTCTGGTGATACAGTATCACTTGCAAGCGGAGCAAGTCAGACAGGATTCGGTAGAACAGGAACTGTTGATTGGCAAACAGGTAGTATTAAAACAGGAAATTTTACAGCAGCCAGTGGTGAAGGTTATTTTGTTAATACTACATCAGGAGCAGTAACTGCTACTTTACCTGCCTCACCAAGTGCAGGAGATATCGTAGGTTTCAATGATTATGCAAGAACTTTTGCAACAAACAATTTAACAATAGGTAGAAATAGTTCTAATATTCAAGGATCTGCAGCTGATGGAACGTCTTCAACAAATGGTCAATCTCTAATGCTTGTATACGTAGACGCAACTAAAGGTTGGATTCCAACAGAAGATCAAACTACAACAATGTATGGAGCACAATATATTTCAGCAACAGGAGGTAATACTATATCTACTTGTGGTGATTTTAAAACCCATATTTTTACAGGACCAGGAACTTTTACTGTTTGTTCAGTAGGTAATTCAGCAGGATCAAATACAGTTGAATATTTAGTGGTAGCTGGTGGTGGATCTGGTGGAATGTGATCAAGGTGGTGGAGGAGGAGCAGGTGGTTTCAGATCATTTACAGCTTTAAGTCCAGCTTCACCTTTAAATGGTCCAGCAGCTTTACCTGTATCAGCACAAGGATATCCAGTAGTCGTTGGTGGCGGCGGAGCTGGTGGATCTAGTTCTAGAAATTGCGGTTCAAATTCAAGTTTTTCAACAATAACATCTGCAGGTGGTGGAGCTGCTGGAAATCATAGCCCCACTCCGCAAAGACCTGGTGCTGATGGTGGTTCTGGTGGTGGAGCTGGGTCTCGAGATACTAGTGGACCTGGAGCAATTTCTGGAGGAGCAGGTAATGTACCTCCAGTAAGTCCACCTCAAGGAAAACCTGGTGGTACGATAAGTGGACCTGGTGCAGGTTCATATGGAGCAGGTGGCGGTGGAGCAAGCACGGCAGGAGCAGAAGATATAAGTACGGGTGGCGATGGATCTTTTGTTCCAACAACTTTTATAGGACCAGCATCCCCTTCTTTTGGTGAACCTGCATCTTCTCCCCCTTCAGAACCAAGAGCTGCAGGACAATATTTTGCTGGCGGTGGTGGTGGAAGACCAATAAGTCATCCTAGTGGTGGTGGAGCTGGTGGTGGTGGACCTGCAGAAGGTACTGCCGCAGCTAATATGGGAGGCGGTGGTGGAGCTGGTTATGGACCTGGCGGAAGTATAGGAGCCGGTGGTTCAGGTATTGTAATAATAAGATACAAATTTCAGTAGTTGAATAATAATTAAAAATAATATATAAGGAGAATAATTATGGCACATTTTGCAAAACTAGGAGCTAACAGTAAAGTTATTCAAGTATTAACACTTGATAACAAAGATATGTTAAATGCTGATGGTGTTGAAGATGAAGCAGTAGGTCAACAATATTTAGAAACACATAATAATTGGCCTGCACAAATGTGGATTCAAACTTCATACAATACATCAGGCGGACAACATAAAGATGGCGGAACACCTTTTAGAGGTAACTACGCAGGTATAGGTTATACTTGGGACGAGGATGATCAAATCTTTTGGCCTAAAAAACCTTATGCATCTTGGGTAAAACATATTGAATCAGCTTCTTGGAAATCACCAATAGGTGATGCACCTGCTTTAACAGAAGAACAAACTTCACAAAACGAGCTGATACTCATAGATGGTCTTACGTTTGGAATGAAGCTAATACAACTTGGGACTTGACAGACGCTTTAGCATAATTTATATAGGGTGGTGGTATGCAAAAGAAAGTATTAACAGAACAAAGTTTATTTTATGGTGATATCGATATGCCGAAAGGTTTTGAGATAGACCAAGAAAAACTTACTAACGATATTTTACAGTCATCATTTACTAATAAACAATTTCCATTTTCAAGAACTTGGGATATGTTAAATACATATATGAGAGACTTTATCGGTCTTGATTATGGTATCAATTTAGTCAATAAAGATTCTTGGGGTGACATTTATAAACCCGGTCAAGTATCTAAACCTTTATTAAATGTTGATCCAGTAGATCTTCGAAACTCACCTGACTTTACAATGCTTTACGGAGTTAAAGTTGATAAGTGTTGGGTAAGAATACATTTTGATGACAATAGACGTAAGGGAAGAAGTTGGGACATAGAACTTAAAAAAAATATGTTTGTTATGTTTCCATCTACTAATATGTATATTGTATCAAATGATCAGAAAGATAGTTTGAATTTTGTTCAAACAATAACTTATGAATATATCTAATTACTATTGGCATTTTCCTGCAGCACTTACACCAAAGTTTTGTGATGATGTAATAGCTTATGCTAATCAACAAGAAGAAACAATGGCTAGAACTGGTGGTTATGGAGATAGAAAATTATCTAAAGAAGAAGTTAAAGATTTAAAAAGAAAAAGAAACTCTGATTTAGTTTGGTTAAATGATACTTGGATATATAAAGAATTACATCCCATATGTTCACGAAGCAAATAGACAAGCTGGTTGGAACTTTGATTGGGAAAGAAGTGAGTCTTGTCAGTTTACAAAATATAAACACAATCAATATTATGATTGGCATTGTGATGGTTGGGATAAAGCCTTATGAAAGAAAAGACAAGATGATCCAGACAATGGTAAGAATTCGAAAACTATCTATGACTTGTCAATTAACAGATGGTTCCGAATACACAGGTGGTGAATTAGAATTTGATTTTAGAAACTACGATCCACATATGAGAGATGAAGCTAAACATTTGAGAAGAGCAAAAGAGATATTACCAAAAGGTTCTATTATTGTATTTCCTTCTTTTGTTTGGCATAGAGTTAAACCCGTAACATCAGGCACAAGATATAGTCTTGTTGTTTGGCATTTAGGAAGGCCTTTTAAATAATGTATATAAGTAACTATTTTAATACAACTATCTGGTCAGAACAAAAACCAGAGTTTGTAAAATCTTTAAACAAAGCATCTAATAAATATATTAAAGATGCAAGAACAAGAGAGAAAGACATTTATAAAAGAACACGGTGACTTTGGAAGATCATATCATTCAACACCACTTACAGCTGACAATGATTTTTTAGATTTTAGAAATTACATTGGTCAAAAGTCTTGGGAATATTTAGATCATCAAGGTTTTGATATGCAACAATACACTACTATGTTTAGTGAGATGTGGGTACAAGAGTTTGCTAAAAAAGGTGGTGGTCATCATTCAGCACACGTACATTGGAATCAACACGTATCAGGTTTTTACTTTTTAAAGTGTAGTGATAAAACATCTTACCCTGTATTTCACGAACCAAGAACAGGTGCACGTGCTACAAAATTAAAAATGAAACCAGATCAAAAAGGTGTATGGGGTGGTAGTGAGCTTATACATTTTAAACCTACACCAGGTACATTAATTATATTTCCAGGGTTCTTGGAACACGAGTTTGCAGTAGATTTTGGTAAAGAGCCTTTTAGGTTTATACATTGGAACATACAGCTGTGCCAAAAGAAATGGCTAAAGATGTTTAAAGAATATTTAAATGCAATCGATAAAAAAACACAAAATTATTTTAAAAAAAATATTATTAATAATAGTAATTTTCCATTTTACTTAAATAAAACAGAAATAATAAATAAAACAAATAATTTTTGTTTTTTTTTCACATACTATTCTTCATAGACCCGAAGATAATTTACCAAACCCTATTAATTCTAATTTATATCCTTTTGCAACAAATCTTTTAAAAAAACTAAGTAAAAAACTTAAATTTAAATTTAAAAAAATATTTAGAATTTGTTTAAATTTAACAATTAATAATGGCAAAGAAAAATCAGATGTTCATTTAGATCATAGTTTTGAACACAAACAATTAATTATATACATACATTGTGATGATTTAAAATCATACACGTGTATAAAAAAAGATAATAAAATAGTTAAAATAAAACCTATTTCAAATAAAGTAGTTATGTGGGGTAAACTACCTCATTATCATATAGTTCCAAAAAAAGGATTTAGATTAATTTTAATATATACATTTATATGAGTTTTAAAAAGAAAAAGTATACAGTTATACGTCAAGCAATATCAAAAGACCTAGCAACTTTTGTTGCAAATTATTTTAGTATGCAAAAACAAGTATATGATACTTGTAGAGCACAAAAATATATTTCACCATTTGAAAATATTATAGGTCATTATGAGGGTAGAGAATGAACAGATACCAAAAACTTATAGTCAGTATTCTAATATTGCTATGGAAACATTAATGTTAAAATGCCAACCTAAAATGGAAGAAGTAACAGGTCTTAAATTATATCCTGCATATACTTATGCAAGAATATATAAAAAAGGTGATGTTTTAAAAAGACACAAAGATAGATTTAGTTGTGAGATATCTACTACTATGAATCTTGGTGGTGATGATTGGCCAATATATCTTGAGCCATCTGGAGAAGTTGGTAGGAAAGGTATTAAAGTAGATTTAAAACCAGGAGATATGCTGGTTTATTCTGGTTGTGAGCTAGAACATTGGAGAAATAAATTTAAAGGCAAGGAATGCGTACAAGTATTTCTTCATTATAATAATCGTAAAACGCCAGGCGCTAGAGATAATATGTTTGACAAGCGTCCACATTTAGGTCTTCCTTCTTGGTTTAAACGATGATATAATCCTTAGATGGAGGCAGGGCACCACCACATACCCCCTGTCTCCTTTTAAGGATTTATATTTATGTTTTTTGGCGGAACTTCATTTGCAGCAGCACCTTTTGCAGACCCAGGATTTAATCCTAATGCATTAGCGATTGTAACAGGTAATAGAATTAACGAATCAACAGGTACTGTTGGTATAGTTGGTAAAGCTCTTATATTACCAAATGGTAATAGATTTAATATTGGAATTGGTAATGTTCAGGTAGCCGATGTTATTGGTGTATCGGGTATTGCAACAGAGATAGCAACAGGAAGTGTTACTATTGCAGCAGGTGCAAACATAGCTACAACAGGTAGTCCTTTTGAAATTGATACTGGTACAGCAAAAGGTATAGACGTTGTTGGTGTTACAGGTAATAGAGTTAATTTAGATACAGGAGATGTAACAACAATTGGTAAAGCAACAGTTATACCATCAGGAAGTGTTTTAGAATTAGATACCGGTACAGTTACATTTACATTTAGATACAGTGTTACAGGATCAGGAGTAGAATTATCTACAGGAACTGTTTCAACAACTGCAGCTGCAACTGTATTACCTACAGGATCAAGAGTTGATTTAGATACAGGTGACGTATCAGTTGTTGCAAAAGCAAATGTATCTATTACAGGAAGTGCAGTAGAAATAGCAATTGGAAATGCTACAACTAAAGCAAACGCAACAGCTATTGTTACAGGAAATAGACAAAATTTATCTACAGGTACAGTTACAATTCAAGCTAAAGCAAATGTAATTACAACTGGCGTAGGATTAGAAATAGCAGTACCAACTTCTATTAATATTAAACAGTGGGATGGTATAGTACCAGGTGTCTCACAAACTTGGACAAGGATACAAACACCGTAATGTATTTTGGAGGAAGCACATTTGCCGGAGCACCATTTCGCCGATCCAGGCGGAGTTAGTATATTTGTAACTGTAAGTGGGCAAAGATTAAACTTTTCAGTAGGTAATGTAGTTATTGAAGGTAAATCAGTTGTTTTACCTACAGGACAAAGAGTAAATCTATCTACAGGTAATGTAGTTATTAAAATAGGTCAAACAGTAGTTTTATCTGGTAATCAAATAAACCTTGCAACTAACCCTGTAAGTGTGATATCATGGAATCCGAATACCACCAGGTGTGAATCAAGTATGGGTCCCAATAGACCCAGATAATCCGTAGGAGAAATATGGCATCAAGTACATCGAACAGATTTAAAATTAGAACTCATAACAACAGGTGAAAAATCTGGTACATGGGGAACTATTACTAATACAAACTTACAAATTTTGGAACAAGCAGCTAGTGGTTATTTATCACTTGCAGTAGGTTCAGGAGACGTTGCTTTGTCTTTAGCTAATCATGCAACAGCAAACGGTAAAAATTTATACTACAAACTAACAGGGACTTTAACAGCAGCTAGAACAGTGACTATGCCTGATGGTGCTGAAAGAGTTTTTCATTGTAGAAGATGCAACAGCTAGATCTTCTTCTAATTATACATTAACAGTAAAAACAGTTTCAGGAACAGGTGTTACTTTACCTGTAGGATCAACAACAGTTTTATATTCTGATGGCACAAACATTACAGGAAAATTACAAACAAAAGGATATTACACACCACCTTCTACTTATACAGCAGTTAATGGTGATCAATTATTAATAAACACATCAGGAAGTGGTATTGGTACAGGAGTTACAATTAACTTACCCGGCATCTCCTGCAATAGGTAATGAAGTACATTTTATAGACAGTGGTAATAGCTTTTGCATCTAACAATTTAACAATCGGTAGAAACAGTTCTAATATTTTAGGTGCCGCTTCTAACTTAGTGGTTAATGCTAATGGTGCTGCATTTACTTTAGTGTATGTTAATGCAACTAGAGGCTGGATCTATAAAGACAACATATAGGAGCACGAATCATGGCTCTAATTGATTTTAAAGTCTTACCAGGAATAGATAAGCAAGATACTGCATCTGGTGCTGAAAACAGATGGGTTGATTGTGATAATACAAGATTTAGATATGGACTACCTGAGAAAGTAGGTGGTTGGTCATCATTAGTTACAGATACAATTGTAGGTGTTGCAAGACGTCAGTTTGCTTTTGTAGACTTAGATGGAAATAGATATATTGCAATTGGTACAGATAAATTTTTACTTATATACTTTGAAGGTCAACTCTATGACATCACACCTTTAAAAGCTACATTGTCATCTTGTACAATAGCAACAGACTAATAACTCAGCTGTTTGTTCTATAACAAAAGCAAGTCATAGGTTTATCTGCTGGTGATATTGTATTATTAGATAACGTAACTTTACCGAGTAGTACAGGTTATCAAAATTCTGATTTTGAAGATAAATTATTTCAAGTAACTTCAGTTACAAGTACAAGTGTATTTACAATTACACAAAGCTCTAATGCAACAGCGACTGTATCAACAGGTGGTAGTTTACAAGTTAAACCTTATGAACAAGTTGGACCAGCAGAACAATCTTATGGTTATGGTTGGGGTATTGATACATGGGGCAATGGAGCATGGGGAGAAGCCGCTTCAGCATCTGACGTGAGTCTGGAACCAGGCCTCTGGAGTTTAAGTAACTTTGGTCAAGTATTAATTGCAACCATTGCAAATGGAAAAACTTTTACATGGAATGCGGGGGACGCTTCAAGATTAACAGTAAGAGCATCTACATCAACTTCAGGATTTTCTACATCAGCTAATCCAACAGCAACTAGAGTATCTTTAGTTTCACCTACAACACGTCACTTGATTCATTTAGGTACTGAAACAACTATTGGAGATACATCTACACAAGATGATATGTTTATAAGATTCTCTGATCAAGAAGATATAAATGATTATACACCAACAGCTATTAACTCAGCTGGATCACAAAGACTACAAGATGGTACAAAAATTATAGGTTCATTAAAAGCAAAAGAAGCTAATTCTTGTTTGGACAGATAATGCATTATACACAATGAAATTTATTGGTGCACCTTTTACATTTGGATTTGAACAAGTTGGTACTAACTGTGGATTGATTGGTAAAAATGCAGCTGTTGAAATTGATGGTGTTGCTTTTTGGATGTCTAATAATGGTTTCTTTATGTTTGATGGTACAGTTAAATCTTTACCTTGTTCTGTTGAAGATTATGTTTATGATCAAGCAGATACTACTAAAGGTCAACAAATTTATGCTGGATTAAATAATCAATTTACAGAAGTTGTTTGGTATTATCCATCAACTAGTTCTGACTATAATGATCAATACGTAGTTTTAAACTATGGAGAAAAAGTAGAAGGTGGTGTTTGGTATATAGGAACTGAAGCTAGAACTTCTTGGATTGATGCTAGTGTATATCCTAAACCTTCAGCTACTAAATTTAATGACTCAGCTACAGGTACTTTTCCTGTGATTGTTGGTGAAAATCAGGATTAGGTCAAACTACTTTATTCGAACATGAAGTAGGAACTGATCAAGTAAATCCTGATGGTAGTACTACAACTGTTACATCCTTTGTAAAATCTTATGATTTTGATATACAAAGCAGAGGGTACTTCAGGTGATGTATTCTTAGCTATGAGAAGATTTATACCTGATTTTAAAGACTTACAGGGTAATGCAAAAGTAACTCTTGCTGTCAAACGTTACCCTCAACAATCAGATACAACTACTTCTTTGAGTCCCTTTACAATTACGCAAAGTACTGATAAAAAAGGATACAAGAGCCAGAGGCCGGTTTGTTAATATCAAGATAGAAAATACTGATGTTAGTGAGTCTTGGCGTTTTGGTACATTAAAAATAGATATACAACCAGACGGACGTAGATAATGGCAACTTTATTTGATCTAGCACAACAATATTTAAACAGAGCACTACCTGAAACTTTTAGGTATGGACCTAGAACACCAACTACACCTCCGCCTGTAACTGTTCCACCTCAAGATCCTAATGCACCTACAGCACGTATATTACCAATGCCTAGTGGTGGCGGAGATGGTTATAGTGTTTACAATCCTGATCCTAATAGAACAAGAACCGAAGATAATTATAGTCCATATAGTTACAGACAAGCTGCTGAAAGAAATTTAATTGGAACTCCAGGAGGTTCTCTTACAGGTACAAATATTCCTAACACAAGTACTGAAGTAGCAAAATTAATGGATATGTATCCAGATTATTATGCAAGGTAAACAATTAACTGGTATACCTGGTGCAGCTGCAAATTATTTAAAAAATAGTTTTATTGGAAAAGGTGTTACTAGTTTTGTTGAAGATAAACTTCCTGTAAATCAAAGAGCTATTTTAGAAAATGAATTATTAGGTCAAGGTTTTCAACTAAATGATATTGGACAATTTGTGTCTGATGGTGGAGACGCTTATAAAGAAGATGGTTCTAATATTATGGCAGGATACAATGCTGCTAAAGTAACTAGACAAACTTTTGATAAAAGAAGAGAAAAAGCTAAAAAAAATATGACACCTGAAGGTTTTGAAAAATTTAACAAAGCACTTACAGCAGCAGAAGATAAATTTTTTGCTGGATCAGGTAAAGCAACAACTGTTTTCAATGATAAACTTAAACAAAAAGATATAGATGATGGATTTATTAATGATCAAGGCAGTACTTACGACGAAGAAATAAAAACATCAACATATAAAGAAGACGATGATGGTCGTTTTATAACAGATGATAGTATAGTAAGTGATAATATTATAGGGGGAACAAATTTAAATGATTATGAGGGTGGGTATTGCATCTATTGATACAAATAATAGTATATTAGCAAATAACAATATAAATAGAATTAATGATTATATAAATATAGGAGGCGGCGGAGGCGGCGGAGGCGGTCGAGACCCTATTCAAGAAGCTATAGAGAGAGATAGAAATATTATAAATAGAGGTGGTGGAGATTATATTGGATCAGGTGGATTAGATCGTAATAGAGGACAACAAATTGATAGAGGATCAAGTGGAGACCCTAATGAAAGGGGGGTTATACAAACTAAAACTACTAAACCAGGTCAATTAAAAACATCAACATATAATGCTGAATTAGAAGACGATAGAGACACCGGAGGCGGTGGAAATACAGGTGGTGGTAGTAAAATAGTTTGTACTATGATGAATGAATCTTACGGTTTTGGATCTTTTAGAAATAAAATTTGGTTAAAACATTCAAAAGGTTTAGCACCTGAATATCAAAAAGGTTATCATAAATTATTTTTACCATTAGTTAAAATTGCTAAAACAAATAAAGTAGTTAGAAAAATATTAGAACACATTGCAGTTCACAGAACTATAGACATACGTCAGGAATCAAGAGGCAAGGTACATTTACTAGGTAGAGTGTATAGAAAAATTCTTGAACCACTTTGTTATTTTGTAGGTAAGCATGGCTAAAGTAATAGTTAGATTACCTGAACCTAAAGAAGAGTACGATGTCTCTAACCAAAAACAAATTAATAGAGCAATAGCTTTAGTTGTAGAACAATTAAATTCTACATTTTTAAACGAACAAAAACAGGAGCAAGAAAGATTTTCTTGGTTTGTAAGTGGCTAATATTTATAAAAATGCAAAGTTAGATTTAACAACTACAAGTGAAACAGTCTTGTATACAGTACCCTCTGACTCAAGAGCAATTGTAAAATCTATTATGGTTTGTGATGATAGTAATAATGGTAGCACGCTTACTGTTACTATAACAGATGCTTCTAGTAATGTGTTTGTATTATTTGATGTAAAAGCTGTAGCAGGACATGCAACAGTAGAATTTTTAACACATCCTGTTATACTAGAAGAAAATGAAGTATTAAAAGTTACAGCTGCAGATGCTAACCGTCTGCATGTTATATCATCAATACTTGAAATTAACCGAGACTAAGGAGAAAACATGGCGTTTAAAGAAGAAGGATCAGTAGCATACACAATGATAAATGGTAAAAAAGTACCAGTCGTAAAGTGTGAAACTGAAGTAGTATTACGTAATACTAGAACTAATCAAGAATATAACTCTGATCAAGAGGCTGAGGATGATATTGCAAATACATCTACTCCTACAATTAGAGAAGAAATAACAAGATCTTTAAAGATAAAAGTAGCAGCAATGCCACCTTTAGGTGCAGGATCAGACTAGTTGTAAAACAAGGGATTATTATATATAATTAATAAAATTATGCCAATTTCAAGATCACAAATGCCAAGACAAATGTATGGACTAGGAAGTCTAGTAAAGTCTATTGGTAAAGGACTGTTAAAAAAATAGTTAAATCACCTATAGGTAAAGCAGCTATATTAGGTTTTGGTGCTAATGCATTGATGCCTGGAGGACTAGCTGGTTTTTTTGGTAAGGGTAGTTTAAATCCTTTGAAAGCTTTAAGTATTGGTGGAGATATTATGCAAAGTCCTTTTGGATCTATGTTATCTGGAGCTAAAAATTTTTTAGGAGATAAATTAGCAGGTAAAGCAGGTATACTAGGTGCCGGCGCACTTGCTGGTATATTTGCATCACAAGGTATTTCAGGTGAACAAGCAGAAGAAATAAAAAGAAACCCTGCAGCTTTAAGAAGTTATCTTTCACAGTATTATAAAAATCTAAATAAAAATGCTACTGATCAAGAAGTTAATGAATTTGTAGAAGCTAACATGGCTGAATATAAAGCGGATGGTGGTAGAATAGGATACGATGATGGAACAAATCCTAAAAAAGATTTTTTAATTAAAAAAGGATATGGAGACATGGTAGAAAATATGTCTGTAATAGAAATAGATGAATTATTTAATAGTGTAAAAGGAACCACTACTGCAGCAAACACATATAGAGAACCCTGCATATATGGGTGGTAGAATGGGATACGATGATGGAACAGGTGATCCTACATACACAGGTAATAACATGGAAGATCTTCCAAGAGGATTGCAAATGGACACAACCACTTCTAATCCAATGCCTGCAGAAAAATCATTAAAAGAAAATTTAGAGTTTGTAAAAGAAACTAAAGGTGGTGTTTCTCCTTCGACTACAATGTATATGTTTAAAATGTATTTAGATGAAGCCTTAGAAAAAGGGACAGATCACAAAAGAAAAATATAACAGAAATGTTAATGCCATTCTTTGGTAAAGCTAGTGAAGGTATTACTAGAGACTTTGAACGATATGAAGAAAAGATGGCTAATGGTGGTAGAATGGGTTTTGCAATGGGTAATCCAGAAGAAAACGCGGTTCAGGCCTCAGGCATCATGGACTTACCATTAAATCAAAATCCTGCTGGAATTACTGAGCTAGATTTACGAGAAACAGGTGGATTTATTCCTCCAGTTGGTGTAAAAGAAAAGGCAGATGACATTCCTGCAATGTTATCAAACAACGAATTTGTATTTACAGCTGACGCTGTAAGAGGAATGGGTGACGGTAATGTCAACAAAGGTGCACAACGTATGTATGACATGATGAAAAAATTAGAAAAAGGCGGGAGAGTATAATGGCAGTTTCAGAAACAAGAGTATTACCACCAGAGTTTATAGAAGCAGCAGGTAAAACTTATTTAGGTGATTTATCAACAGCAGTAGGTGATTATAAAGCCGCTGATCTTTCAAAAGTATATGGTCCACAATTTGTAGCTGGACAAGATCCATTACAACAAGAAGCAATAAAAAAATTACAAGCTGGTATTGGTTCTTATCAACCATACATACAAGCAGCAGAAGCAGCAACGGGACCACAAGCTTACCAAGCTTACATGTCTCCGTATCAACAAGATGTCATTGATGCAACTTTACAAGAATATGATATTCAAGCACAAAAAGGAATACCGGGAATAGCTCAAAGTGCAATTCAAGCAGGAGCTTTTGGTGGTGCAAGACAAGGTGTAGCTGAAGCAGAATATGGAGCAGCATCAAATAGAAACAGAGCTGCATTACAAGCACAATTATTGCAACAAGGTTTTGGACAAGCTAATCAATTAGCTGCACAACAATTTGGTCAACAAATGAATTTAGCAGGACAAGTACCTGCATTACAAGGAGCAGACATTGGCGCACTAAGTACAATGGGTGGTGCATTACAACAACAAAGACAAGCTGAACTAGCTGCTCAACAACAATTAAATATACAAAATTTAAATCAACCATTAACAGCTGCACAACAATACGGTTCAGGAGTTACAAGTTTAATAGCTGGTTACCCTGGTAAATCTGTTCAAGAGATAACTCCTAATCCAAGTGGATTATCATCTTTATTAGGAGCAGGTTCTACATTAGCAGGTATCTACGGAGCATTAAAATAATGAGTAGAGTATTTAGAAGACCAATGTTTAGAGGTGGTTCTACTAACATGAATGGTATTATGTCTGGTATTGAAGACAGAGAAAATTTTCAAGATGGAACTACTGCAGAAAGACTTCAAAAAATTGCAGAACAATATCCTGATCAAGGTATTAGTCCACTAAATCAATTTTTAATTCAAGGTGGATTAAATTTAATGTCTCAACCTTCTACAGGTAGTACACTAGGTGATATAGCTACAGCTGCAAAAGCACCTACAGCTCAGTTATTTAAAGACTTATCTGCGAAGAGGACAACTAAGAAAAAAATTAGCATTAGAAGGTGAAGTAATGGATATTGAATCTGAGCAAGCTGAAAAACTTGCTAGAATAAAAGCATCTAATAAAGATTTTTTTGCAGCACAAACAGATGAAGCACAGTTTGAAGTATTAACAGATTTATATTCTACTTCAAATATTCCACAAATTAAACAAGGTGCATCTAACTTAGCTGACTTTAGATTAAAACATAAGAATCAACCTTATTACGAACTAGGTTATGAATATAGTAAAAAAAGTAAAAAGTATGAACCTGATTTTGGAGCAGTTCCAATAGGAGGTTTAACATATGATCCAGGTGAAGGAAAAGCTTACAGAAGAAACTCAGACGGTAGTTTTACAGAATTAAATCCAATAACTTTAGAACCATTAGACGTTGATGGTACGGAGTAAACATGGCTACTCTAGTCATAGATCCAATTACAGGGAAACTGGTCTTAGAGAAATCTATACCTGGTAAAGAAAAACAAAAAAAATCACAAGAACAAAACAAACAAGACTTAGTAAAAGCAGGTCTTGATGAAACTGATATTGAATTAGCAGACGCTGAAGATAATAATGAAGTAAGTGGAGCTACTGCTTTTGCAGCAGGTCTAGCATCCGGTGTTATTAAAGTAGGTGAAGGGGTTGTATCTTTAGGTGCAGAGTTAATTGACTTGGGTGTAGATACAGATACAGCAGCATCAGTTGAACAATTTTTTGATGACTTAAATCCTTTTGAAGAAATTGCAGAACAAAGAGCTATTGGTAAATTAACAGAAGCTTTTGTTCAAATTGCTGTACCAGGTGGTGCAGGTGCAAAAGCAGCAACGATGGCAGCTAAAGCTTTAAAAGCAAAAAGAGCTGGTAAGTATGTAAACTTTAAAGGAAAAAATCTTAAAAAAGGTACAGCTAAAGCAAAACAATTAAATGATTTATCAGGTAAACAAAGATTTGCAGCAGTAGTTGCAGGTGGTGCAGCTGGAGAAACGTTAGTAGCTGATGTAGAAAAAATAGGAACGTTTGGAGATTTATTTGAAGGTGGTCCTACAGAATTAGATAGAGATATTTCTGAAGATCCTGCAGAAGATGCATCTAGAAAATTAGCAAACAGATTAAAGTTTGGTTCTGAATCTATATTACTTACTCCATTTGTATATGGTGTAGGAGCAGGTGCAAAAGCATTAGCTAAAAGAGGAAAAGAACTTGCATATAGTAGTTCTAAAATAGAAAGAGGATTAGATAAATTAGGAAGTGTATTTAGATTTAGAGGTACTAAACCTGAAGAAATAGCTGTTGCAAAACAAACTCAGAAAGCAAGACAAATGAGAGATACAAACTTTTCTGAAGAAATGGTAGCTCGTATAGATACAGAAGTTGATAAAGTATTTCCAGAATTTAGAAAATTTTTTAATGCATCTAGTGTTGCAGAAAGAAAAGAATTTTTAAAAGTATTAGATAATACTTTATTTGAAGGAGATTTAACTGCTCCGATAGACTCTAATTTAGCTGGTCAACTTGCAAGTATAGTAAATAAAAGATTAGGTAAAAAAGAAGGTGCCATAGTTACTGATAGTATATTAACTGTATTAAATAAAACTAGAAAAGAATTTAATGATTTATTAGAAACAACTGCAGCGGGTCCAGGTGCTAAGGTAGATTTACCAACAGGTGTTACTAGAGATTTAAGAAAAATAATGGGTAACAGAGTTAAAAACTATATAGGTAATACATTTGAAATATTTGAAGATGCAGAAGCTGGTTTCTTTTCTAAATATAAACCAACCCAAGATTCTATAAATAGTGCTAAGGCTTTATTTAAAAGATACGCTGCAAAAAATAAAAATCCAATTACTGATTTAGAAGCAGAAGGTATGGTCAATGATATTATAAAACAAGTTAGAAAAATGGATCCAAGAAAAGATACATTACCTACATTTGCATATCAAAATTTATCTAAAGCTGCAGATGATGCAACAGGTTTAAAAACATTTGCACAAACTTTAACAAAAGATTTACCAGGTGGTAAAAAAGAATTACAAGTAATTGGTAAAGGATCAAAAGTATTTAGAGAATTATTTGGTGAGATTGAAGATGCAAGACACTCAATCTTTGAAGGTATGAATAGACTATCTACTATTGCTAGAAAGAATCAATTGTTTGATGAAATATTAGATACAGATGATGCAATGAAAGCAGCTGCAAAATCAGATACACCCTTAGGTCAAAGAGGATTTTTTCATGGTAGTCCACTAATTGCAAAAAGAGCTTTTGGACCTGATGCAGATATTGTACCGATGGATGAATATGTAAAAGAATATTTTAAAGATGGTGTACTAATTAATAGATTAGCAAACACATACACTACAAGAGAAATAGCAGAAGGATTTACTAACGTAAGTAATATCCAAAACTGGATGAGAGGTGAAGCTGAAGGCCAAGGTGCGTTAGGTAAAACTTTTTCTTGGGCTTGGCGTAACTTACTACTAACACCTAAAGCAGGTGCACAGTATGCAAAAACAATTTTATCTATACCTACACACATAAGAAACTTTTTAAGTTCTAGTGCATTTGCACTTGCAAATGGAACTGTTGGACCAGGATTTGGAAAAGCAATGAATAGAGCTTTTGGTAGTGTTCAAGTAGGGGGACCTAGAAAACCTATATCACAAGAAAGATATAGAGAATATTTAGAGTTAGGTATTACTAATACAAACGTAAGGCTTGGTGATCTTAGAAATCTAATGAAAGATGTTAGATTTGGTGAAGGTAATATTGCAACAGATAGTATTTTAAAACCTATGATTAATTCTTTAGGTAAAAAAACATCTAGAGGAATTAAAAAAGGTGCGAAGTTTATGCAAGATATGTATGTGGCTGAAGATGATATTTGGAAAATTGTAGGATATGAAACTCAATTACTTCAAAGAGGTAATGCATATAAAAAAGCAGGTGTTAAAATATCTGATGATGTACTTAAAAAAGAAGTAGCACAAATAGTACAAGATACAATTCCAAACTATGCAAAGGTTGGTGAGTTTGTAAGAGCAGCTCGTATGTCACCTTTCGGTAATTTTATGTCTTGGCCATCAGAAGTATTTAGAACAGGTACAGGTATATTCAGACAAATAATAAAAGATATGAAAGATCCTTTAACAGGTAAAATAAATCCTATTACAAGTAAAAATCCAATGAAAGGTTTAGCTATGAAAAGATTAATTGGAACTACACTTGCAATGGGTGCAATACCTTATGGATTAATTAAAGGATCACAAGCAATGTTTGGTGTATCTAACGAAGAAGCAGATGCTGCTAATGACTTTGTTGCACCGTGGGCAAAAGATTCACAAAAAATTTATATAAGAGATCCTGAAACAGATGATCTTTATTACATTAACTGGTCTCAGAATAATGTATATGATACTTTAACTAGACCTTTTCAGACTGTACTTAGAAGTATTCAAGAAGGTGTAGAAGATGAAGAAGTTTTATTAAAAGGTTTTGTTCAGGGTATTGCAGAAGCTGCTGGTCAGACTGCATCACCATTTATATCTGAATCTATTTACACAGAAGCATTTATGGACATTTGGTTTAGAGAAGGAAGAACAAGAGAAGGTAGACAATTATATAATGATCAAACACCTGAACCAGAAAAGATTGCAACTATCATGCAACACTTATCTAAAACTTTAATGCCTACAACGCAACCTTTCCAAAGAACTATAAAAGGATTTACAGGTGCTCCAGGTAAAGGCGGTGAGATATATGAAGTACCAAAAGAGCTTGCTGGTATATTTGGGTTCAGACCAATTAAAGTTGATCCAGAAAAATCTTTAGGATTTAAATTATTTGAATATCAAAAAGCAATATCAGATTCTAGAAAACTATTTACAGGTGAGATTGATCCTACTGAAATGAAAACTGCACAAGATGTTATCGAGAGATATTATATTGCTAACAAACAAATCTTTAATGCACGTAAGAAAATGTTAAATACAATTGATAATGCTAGAACAATTGGAATATCACCTTCTAAAACTTATGAAATATTTGATAAAAGAAATCTAAAATCAGAATACAATGAGCTTACTGCTGGTGTATTTGATCCATTCTTTCCATCAGAAGGCCTACAAGAAAGATTTCAAGACCTTGCACAAAGAGCAGGTATTGCAAACGTATTCTTTGAAGCAGAACCTACATTGAGAGCGATGAATGCTGCTATGCAAAGTTTAACTTTATTTGATGAATTTGACTTAGAGCTTGAAGATTTCTTACCTGACTCTGATCCAGAGGGTCAATCAGCATTACCACCTACACCAATGCCTAATCAACAAGTGGTTCAGACTGCGGCTATACCAGCAGCAGGCGCCATGAATCAAGGATTGACGCCAACTGAAAATGCATTATTATCCGAAGAAGAGAAACAAATTAAACTAAGATCAAGAGGACTGGCATAATGCCTAAAAAAGATTTAGCACTAGAGAGAATAGAATCTCACGAAAAACTTTGTCGTATTATGCAAAAACAAACTCATCAAAAAATTTCAGGAATAGAGAACGATATTAAAGAAATTAAAAATCATATGCGTTATGCAATGACTGCTTTAGTAGCAGGTATGTTTACTATTATAGTAATACTATTCGAAAAACTGTAGTTATTTTGGGAGGTTAGGCACTCAGCTGCCGGGATTGATTATAGTGGGGACTATAATCGCTATATCCATTCTCTAAAATCTTCATCCATTATTTTATTTGCAATATTAACTTTGTTACGCAAAGCTTTTACAATTCTTTCATCAATAGTATCTTGAGTCATTATATCAATGTAAGTCATTTTTCTTGTTTGACCTATACGATCAATACGTGCTTCTGATTGTTGACGCTTCTCTAAGTCATAACCATTTGAGAAATAAATCATATTACTTCCAGCAGTCAATGTAATACCATAACCACCTGTATGAGTAGTACCTACAAAGAATCTACACTTATCATCGTTTTGAAATTTTTTAATATTAGCTGATCTTGCATCAGTATCGGTTGCACCATAATAATCTACAACAGCATCATCACCATATACTCTTTTTATTTCTTTAATTATTCTTCTTACATCATGTGTGTAGTGGGACCATATAATAGTTTTACCTTCTACGTTTTCAAGTATGCTCATTAATTCACCAAGCCTACTACAAGGTAAATCTTTTATGGTACCATCATCTGCAGTAAAATGTCCACAAGTAATTTGATGTAGTCTCATTAATTGTGTCATAACTGTAGCTGAAGATTGCATCTTGCCATCTAAAAAAGCTATTGCTTCTTTTTTCATTTGCTCATATACTTTCTTTTGCTCTTTTGTAAGCTCAACATAATGCTTGACATAACTTTTTTCAGGTAGATCTAAACAATCATCTTTTAATATTCTTTTAGAGAAAGGTTTTATCTTATCAGATAATTCACCAAGGTTTCTGTAACCTACCACTATCTCTACTTGACGACCATTAACTTGAATTTTTTTACAGATAGAATATCTAGCACGAAACGTATAGTAAGACTGATGATCTAGGAGCCAGGGATCAAGGAATTGACACTGACTATATAAATCTAATGGTGATTTAGTTACAGGAGAACCTGTAAGTATTCTTCTATATTTACAGTGGTCACTTAGTTTTAATATGTTTTTAGTTCTATTAGAAGTAGGTGTTTTAATAGTAGTAGATTCATCAATAGCAACCATTGATTTAGGATGTGCAGATAAAAATTTATATGCAAATTCTGCACCATTACCTGATGAAAAAGACTCTACATTCATGATTAAAATGTTTAGATGTGTACCTGATTTAAACAAAGTATTTAAAAGTAACTGTTGTTTTTTTGATTTATCTGATGTCTTCCAAAGGACTATATTTTTTTCTATATGGTCTGGTAGGTGTGTAGGTATTTCTGAGTCATACCAGTTTTTATACACACCTTTAGGAGCAATTAATAACAGACCGTTTATTAAACCTTTATCATATAATACAGCTGCATTATCTAATAATACTTTAGATTTACCTGTACCCATTTCCATAAAGTACGCAAAATTTTCTTTATCCCAAGATGCTTCTAATGCATCTAATTGATGGCCATAAGGCTTAGTTTTAAATTTGTAGTTCATTTGCTTTTTCTTTCTAATTTGTTATATAATACTTAAAAGAATAAAAGTCAATGAGCAAAGTTTATTTAGTACAAGACATACCTGTCGACAGAGAAAGTGGTCAACCAAAATATAATGTTATGGGTGCACAAAAGTATGGCGATATTACGGTCATGCTTCCTGCAAAAGCTCAAATGATTTTTTCTCCTGGTCCATTAATTTTTCAAATAAAAGATAAATTAAAAAATTTTACAACCGACGATTACTTATTATTATCTGGTGATCCTGCAATTATCGGAGTGACATGTTCAGTTGTTTCTGATATGACTAACGGCAAATATAAGTTGTTAAAATGGGACAGACAGGAAAAAACATATTATCCACTCGAGATAAATATTTTTCAAAACTAGTATTGACATTTCAATATAATAATCCTATATACCTTTTACGAAAGGCAACATTATGGATATAAATTTAAGACAAGACGCACCGGATCAAACTGATATTATTGATCCTAAAAAATTATCAGAAGAAGTAGAGAAATTAAAATCTTTACAATCTGAAATAAAAAATCTAGAAGATAGAGTGAAAGATTTAAAAGAAGATGAAAAACATTTTAGTTGTGTTATAATTCCAAAGTTAATGGAAGATATGAATTTAAAAAGTTTAAAACTACAAGATGGTTCTGAACTTACAATTAAAAAGATTTACAGTGCCTCAATGAGAGCTGACAAAAAAGCTGAGGCGATACAATGGCTTCGAGACAATGGCTTAGGTGATATTGTAAAAAATAATATTACAGTAACATTTGGTCAAGGCGAAGATAACAAGGCTGTCGAATATGCTGGCCTTGCGAGGGAGCGTGGCTATGAACCAACTCAAGACGAGAAGGTTCACCACGCTTCACTCACAGTAGTGATGAAGGATTACAAAGAAAAAGGTAATGAGATCCCTTCAGATCTATTTAGTACGTTTGACGGAAGTCAGACTAAATTAAAAAATAAATAATAACGATTAACTAATAGGAGTTATATATGAGTACAGAAAGTACAATCGTAAAGAAAGATAATGCAGGTGCATTATCTACAATAAACCTAAGAGCTGATTCAGGCAGAGGAACTGAGGAGTTAAAATCGGATGATGTATCAACACCGATCTTAAAAATTCTTCATCAGTTATCACCTGAGTGTAACTCAAGAAATGCAAAGTATGTTAAAGGTGCAGAACCTGGAATGATTTATTCTAGTAGTTTTGGAAATTTAATAGACGGTAATAAAGGTATTGATGTTGTTATAGCACATACACAAACTAGATGGCCAGAGTGGCAAGATATGGGCGATAGTCCATCAGCTCCTGTTGGAACACATTTAGAAATACCTGCAGACTCTACTGAAGAAAAAAATGGTAGATATAGATTAGCTAATGGAAACTATGTAGAAAAAACTATGTATTTCTATGTAGTTGCTATAGTTGGTAATGAACTAAGAAAAGCTGTTATTACCATGAGGTCGTCTAATTTAACTCCAGGTAGAGAGTTAAACAACTTGATTGCTAACTTGAGAATGACAGATTCACAAGGTACATTTCAACCGGCAGCATACTCTGCAGTGTTCAACTTAAAGACAGTTGGAAAAAACTGGGGAGATAAAAGCTGGCATGTGTACAAGCCGTCATTAGTAAAAATGTTAGATGTATCCAATAGTATGGATGCTGAAGCTTATACTATGGCACAGAATCTACAGAAAGAAGTTTCTAAAGGTTCTGCTAAACCAAAGTATGATAAAGTTGAAAACAAAAGTACTAAAGACATTATCTAATTCCCTAGAGGAATGTAGCTACAGAGGCGCTGAAGGGAGACTGGAGGCGCCTTTAGAAATTATTAAAAGGACAGGAATAAATGCAGGAATATATAAAATACTTTTCAGGATTGAAAAGAAACTACGGAGTTTGCAAGACTACTGAAGGTTTTGTAGACGGAGAGACAGGTAAGAAAAGGTATCCACACGAATGGTCCTCAATACCTGTTGTTGAACAAGATTATTTAGATCACTTATCTGGTGTTAAATCTATTGGTATACAACCATGTACTGATGAAGGCAAAGCTAGGTTTGGTGCAATTGATGTAGATAAATATCCAATAGATAGAAAATTTTATTTAGACATCATACAAGAAAAAAAGCTTCCGATAATACCTGTCCTATCGAAGAGTGGTGGACTACATTTATATGTGTTCACCACTGAGTATGTAAAAGCAAAAGCGATAAGAGACTTTTTAGAACAGGTTTTATTTTTATTTAAACTACCAATCAATACAGAAATATTTCCAAAACAAACTTCACTAGGTGAGAATGCTGATGGTGAAAAGACTAACGGTAACTTTATAAACTTACCTTACAATAGTATATCTAGAAAAGCATTACTACCAAGTGGTGAAGAAATGCAAATTGATATGTTTTTAAAAGTTGTTGCAGCAAATGCACAAACAGAAGATCAACTAAAAGATATACAAAAAAGAATTGTAGAAGATGAACTATCGGGTGGTGGAGAAGAGTTTGTAGATGGTCCACCATGTTTAGGTATACTAACAAAACAACTAATGAAAGATGGTAGAGATAGATTCTTATATAACTATATGGTGTTTGCTAAGAAAAAGTATCCAGACAAATGGCAAGACAAAGTAATAGAAGCTGCAAGAAAATATTTTGAGTTTGATAATAACTGGACAGATATACATGTGAATCAAAAAATTAAAAGTTGGAGTAAAGATACCAAAGGTCATACTTGTAATGATCCGTTACTAGCGCCGGTGTGTGTAAAGTCTGTATGTATGAAAAGAAAGTTCGGGATTATATCAGATAATAAACCGGTATGGCCAGCGTTATCAGCATTACAAAAACTAAATATAAAACCTACACCTGAATGGTATTTTACTGTTGAGAATGAAGAAGGACAAACAAAACAAGTGCATGCAAAGAATGTGCATAGAATAGAAAGCCAAAAAGAATTGAGAGCATTATTAATGGAACAAGTACATATAGTACCACCAACAATAAAAGGTAATGACTTTTATGAAATACTAAAAAATTTATTTGAGAAATCTAAGATAGAAGTATTAGAACCTGCAGAAGGAACTAATCCATCTGATATATTAAAAGCACATATCAATAGATATATAAATGATCCACAAGCTAAGAAATATAATTCTTTCAAAAGTGGTAGACCATTGTTAGATGATGAGTATGCATACTTTTTATATAGTGCATTCTATGATGATTTAAAAACATATGAATGGAAAGAATCATCAGCTAAAACATCATTGATGATCAAAGCATTATTTCCTAGTAAGAAACCAGAAGACCAAGCTAAGTTTGATCACAGCAAAAAATTTCCTGGAAAAGATTCTGATAACAAACAATATCCACCATTGAAGACTTTACGAATACCATTAAAGTATTTTGAAAGTGAAGAAGATGTCAACGAACAACATCAGTTTGAAAGTGAAGAAGACATAGTATGATTTATAAGTACTATGGTCCACCAGGAACCGGTAAGACATTTAAACTTATAAGTAGATCAAAAGCATACGCAAGACTAGGAACCCCACTTCACAAAATAGGTTACTTCGCATTTAGTAAAAAAGCTGCAGGTGTTGCAAAAGAAAGAATGCCTGCTAATGAAAAAAATCTTCCATACTTTCAAACACTACATTCTTTTTGTTTTAATTTTTTAGATATGAAGAAAGAAGATATTATGCAGCCATATCATTATGAAAAGTTTGGTAAAGAAATAAATGTAAAAGTAAAATACGCAGACAAATATAACAAAGAAGAAATAAGTTATTTAACTTGTGACAATCCTTATTTTCAATTGATACATAAAGCAGTAAATAAATGTATTACTGTTAGAGAAGAATACGAACTATGGGAACATGATACAAAAGAAATAGTATGGTCAACTCTAAAATATATAAGTGATAATTTAATTAAATATAAAGATGCTAAGAATCTATATGACTTTAATGATCTGGTAGATCTTACAATTAAATCTAAAGACAAAGAAAACTTTCCTACATTCAAAGCAGTATTCATTGATGAAGCTCAGGATCTGTCACCATTACAATGGAAACTATTTGATGTGTTAAAAGAAAAATCACAAGATATCTATTTAGCAGGTGATGATGACCAGGCTATATTCGTATGGGCTGGTGCAGATGTAGAGAGATTTATCAAGGAACCGGCTAAAGAAAGGGTCTTAAAGTACTCAAAACGTGTGTCTAGAACCGTCCAGGAGGAGTCTCAGAAGCCGATTGAGAAGATTATGGGTATAAGGAAGGAAAAACACTATTTACCACGAGATTACGAGGGAGAATCATTTACCATAGGTAACCTGAGTCAAGTAGATTTGACTAAAGGTAAGTGGTTAATTTTAAGTAGAACTATATCTAGACAAGTAAAGATAGCTGAAGAATTGAAACGTAAAGATTTATTTTATGAAACTAATAAAGGTAAAAGTTTTGCAGTAACTATGTATCGAGCTGCAATGCAATACGAGTCTTGGACCAGGCATCAGGAATTAGAAGATAGAATTATAAAAGATATAAAAGAATACACAGGTGATGTTGAATGGAATCGAAACAAAGATTGGTTTGATGCATTTGTTGAGGCTGATGAAAAAGAAAAATTATATATAAAGAACATGTTAGACAACGGAGAGAATTTAAATACTGATGCTAGAATATGGCTATCCACAATACACGCAGCAAAAGGTGGAGAAGAAGATAACGTAATTTTATGTTTGGATATGGGAAAGAAAATTCTTAAATCCATTAAACGTAGTCAAGAGAAAAATGATGAAGAACATAGAGTCTGGTACGTAGGAACCACAAGAGCAAGAAATAACCTATATAAACTAAAAGCAAAAATACAACGAACAGGATATCAACTATGAGAATAATTACATCAGATATATTTATAACAATCACATTAACATTTTTTGTCATCAACATAATGGAGGTATTAAAATGACACACAAAGATATATTTAAAGATTCGTTTCCACAAGACAAACAAATTGGAGGATCCCACTACAGGGATTTTCACATTCAACCTTATGAATTTATATCCAAGAATGATCTTTCGTTCTTTCAAGGTAATGTAATTAAATATGTTTGTAGATATAAAAACAAAGCAGGCATACAGGATCTTGAAAAGATAATTCATTATTGTGAATTAGAAATTAAAGACAATGAAGGATATGAAGAAAAAGTGAGAGACAAAGATTTACAGTTAAATATATTTACAGGAGAGATAGATGTTATTTCTCCAACAGAGAAGGGTGTAAAGTATTGTAACACATGTAAGAAAGATTTACCTGTAGAAATGTTTGGTTATTGGTGGTCAGCTTCTTATGGTAAAGAAAAAAGAAATGGCTCATGTAAAGAATGTATGAAAGAAAATAATGCATTAATAAAAAAATTAAAATTTAATGCACCACCTAAACCAAATGAATGTCATTGTTGTGGTATTACAATTAATGAATTAAAAAGAAGAGGAGACAATAGAGAATATGGTGGCTTTCAATTAGACCACGACCACGAAACAAAAAAATTTAGAGGATGGATTTGTCACTTATGTAATCAAGGTATAGGTAAACTTGGAGATAACTTAGAAGGTTTATGTAAAGCTACTCTTTATTTATCTGAAAATAATGTTAATGTAATAGTAGAAATTTTAAATAAATTAAAGAAATGATTATACCACAAACAGAATGGTTGGCACCAACAGAGTATCCTGATTTAAGATCAGCTAATGAAATTGCAATTGACTTAGAGACACGTGATCCAGACTTAAAGAAACTGGGTTCAGGGGCCATCATAGGTAACGGTGAAGTTGTAGGTATAGCTGTTGCTGTAGATGGTTGGAAAGGTTACTTTCCTATTGCACATGAGATTGGTCCTAACTTAGATCGTACAAAAGTTTTATCTTGGTTTAAAGATGTATGCGAATCACCTGCTACAAAAATATTTCATAACGCAATGTACGACGTATGTTGGATACGTAATTTAGGTATAAAAATCAATGGTTTAATCGTAGATACTATGATTGCAGCTAGTCTTATAGATGAGAATAGATTTTCATATACACTCAATACAATGTCATGGACTTATCTAAACAAAGGTAAGAACGAATCAAGATTAGTAGAAGCTGCAAAAGAAAGAGGACTCGATGCAAAAGCTGATATGTGGAGATTACCTGCAATGGAAGTTGGATCTTATGCTGAAGCGGATGCTGAACTTACTTTAGAACTTTGGCAGAAGTTTAAAAAAATAATTATTGAAGATGATTTACAAGATGTATTTAATCTTGAGACAGATCTGTTTCCTTGTCTGGTTGATATGCGCTTCCTAGGGGTGCGGGTAGATGTCGAGAAAGCCAATCAATTGAAAACAGCACTGGCAGTAAAAGAACAAAACCTAATACAACAAATAAAAATAGAAACAGGAGTAGAAGTTCAGTTAATGGCAGCAAGAAGTATTGCTCCACTTTTCGATAAATTAAATTTACCTTATTCAAGAACTGAGAAATCTGATGAGCCATCATTTACTAAAAACTTTCTTGTTACACATAAAAATCCTGTAGTACGTATGATAGCAGAAGCTAGAAAAATAAACAAGGTCAGAACTACATTTATTGATTCAATAATTAAACACGAACACAAAGGTAGAATACACGCAGACATCAATCAAATTAGATCTGATGATGGTGGTACCGTTACCGGTAGATTTAGTTACTCTAATCCAAACTTACAACAGATTCCAGCACGTGATCCAGATACAGGACCATTGATAAGATCATTATTTATACCTGAGGAAGGTTGCAAGTGGGGTACGTTTGACTACTCACAACAGGAACCAAGATTAGTTGCACACTACTCACTAAAGTTTGAATTGCCTTCAGTAAATGATATTGCAGATTCATATGAGAATGATCCTTCAACAGACTTTCATAGAATTGTAGCAGAGATGGCAGAAATACCTAGATCACAAGCAAAGACAATTAACTTAGGTTTATTTTATGGTATGGGTAAGGGTAAGTTAATGAATGAATTAGATTTAACAAAAGAGAAAGCTGATGAACTATTTAAAAAGTATCATGGTAAAGCACCATTTGTAAAACAGTTGATGAATAAAGTTATGAACGCAGCATTGAACAAAGGTCAAATAAAAACATTACTTGGTAGACGTTGTAGATTTCCAAAGTATGAACCTATATTAAATGGTAGTGACTGGGGTAAATATATACCACCAGAAGATGAAGAACGTATGAAAGAACTACAAGATATGGGACCAGTGTTAAAAGATTTTGAAGGTAATATTATTAAAGACAAAGATGGTGAGCCCAAGAAAAACTATTGGCATAAGAATCCAACACGTAGAGCTTTTACATACAAAGCATTAAACAAATTAATTCAAGGATCAGCTGCAGATATGACAAAAAGAGCAATGGTTGATTTATATAAAAACGGATATCTTTCACATATACAAATACATGATGAGTTAGACTTTTCTATCGAGTCAGAAGAACAAGCTAAGAAAATAAAAAGCATTATGGAAAATGCAGTTGACTTAGAAGTACCAAATAAAGTAGACTACGAATCCGGTCCTAATTGGGGAGAAATAAAGTAATGTACTATGGCTTATTTAAATGCTAACATACCGCCGATTTATTGTAAAATAAGAAGGGAGTATCTCTATGATCTTAAAAAAAATAAAGGACAGTCTAGTGACTGTGTTATCTTTGGTCTTAGCTCTATTTCAGGTCGTGCAATCTTATTCCATTGCATGCTACCAAATGGTGCGGTCTTTTATAGACTACCTATTTCAGCATTCTTTCAAAAAGAGTTTGAAAGAAAAGACGTGCCTGATATGCGAGTGGATCAACTCGAACTGTGGAACTGCTTTAGTTATTATCCTAGTGTCCATTGTTTTGATTGGTTGGCTGGTATAGAAGGTAAGTATTTAGGAAAAGATAAAAAATTCTATCCAGGTCAATATTTATTTACTATTGACTGGGCGCATCCAGAGACTAATATACTAAACACGGAACATTCAGAAATTCCGCAAGAGCACAAGTGTGCACACATATTAGCGTTGAAAAACGGTAATTATGCAGCGCAGCCAAACAACAGAATCATTTGGCATGTGAACAGTTATACAACAGATAATGATTGGCCAGACTATAGCGTACAAACTACATACTGGGACTGTGAAGGATCTGATTGGGTAACAGAAGATTCTGATAAAATGTTTTATGATATTGAGGAGAAAAAATGAGTTTGAATATATGTATAGATTGCAAATTTGAAAAAAAGAAGTGTCAGTGTGTTGTACCACCTAAAAAAGTAAGTTGGTGGAGAAGAATATTTTTTTGGACTAGATAATTATGGAGTGTCAAAGGATGAACTATTATGCAACAGGTTTATTAATAGTAATGTTAGTTGGATTGGCTTTATGTGGAGGACCAAGTGTCCAATAAACCACTCAATATCGGAGAAGAAGCACGCGTGCAGATGCCGATGAAGACGGTAGCTAGCCTGATCGTGCTCGTCGCAATGGGCGTGTTCGCATATACGGAGCTGACTGCGAGGTTGGTATCGTTAGAGACATCACGTGAGTTGTTTGAAAATGATTTGTTAAAAAAATCTGAACAAGTGCCCACGGACCAGGAGCAACATTTTTTAATTGAGGATTTGTACAAGTCAGTCGAGAAAATGGAAGAAACTCAAGAGATGAACATGACTAACAAAGTCAATATAGAATTTTTAAGAGAACAACTAGATAAAGCTTTAGCTGATATCGAAGTATTAAAAGATAAGGTAAGACAAAACGGAGGTCATTAATGGAGTTGATTGTAGCTTTACTTATGATTGTTAATGGAGAGATCAAAGAACATAGAATTCAAATTGATCCTGAGACAAATAAACCTTCAATGTCAATGTGCTTAAAAGGAAAAAGGGTTGCAATGAGATCTAATACAAAAGATAATATAGTTTATCAATGTATAAAATCGATGGCCGAGCTCGAGTCGAACGTTGACGGTTCAAAATCAATTAAAAAACTTATATTAGAATAATGAAAAAAAATTGTAATCAATGTAAAAAAGAGTTTGAAGCTAAAGAAGAATTAGATTTATTCTGTAGCCAGGACTGTAAGGAAGAAGCTCTAGCTGCTCTTGACAATGACAGCGATGAGTGTTTAAGCTGTCAATAATGGAATTATCAAGAAATTTTTCTCTTCAGGAGCTTATAAAATCAGATACAGCTGTCCGTTTGGATATAAATAATAATCCTAACTCAGGTCAGATAGAAAAACTAAAAGCACTTTGTGAAAATATTTTACAGCCCGTACGTGATCACTTTGGCAGAGTAAAGGTAACGTCAGGGTTTCGTAGTGAGCAGCTGTGCCTAAAAATAGGTAGCTCGATTAACAGCCAACATGCAAAAGCTGAGGCGGCAGACTTCGAATGTATGGGAACTGACAATGCTGAATTAGCAGATTGGATTTACATGAACCTAGAATTTGATCAATTGATACTCGAGTTCTACACGCCAGGCGAACCCAACTCGGGATGGATACACTGTAGTTACACTACAGATAAACCTAGAAAACAATTCTTGTGGGCATATAAATCAGAAGGTAAAACTAAATATAAACCAGTAATAGGAAAGGCAAAAGATCTAGTATGAGTATAATAGATAAAAAAGCAATAGCAGCATTTAAAAATATAGATACAGTACATGGACATTGTGAAGAGTGTCAGGAAGATGCTATCTTAGTAGCTATCGTTTCAGAATTTTATAGATGTACCAATTGTGGTCATGATACTAAACAACATATCAATGGTAGAATTAGATATTTAAAATTAGATGACTCTGATAAGAAATGGATAAAAGAAAATTACATTAAATAATGGCGAAGAAGTTTAAAGATCATGTGGTAAGAGACAAGCCTAAGAAAAGAGGCAGCCGTCAACATAAGAAATCATTGAACAAGAACGAGAAAAGACAAAAGCGTACTCGACGTTACAAGGGTCAAGGTAAAGGCTAAAGGGTTCAGGCCTCAGGCTTCTCTTGATTGTCTGTCTTCTCACACATAAATTTAGGATATAATTCAGCTGTATTTACTACATCTGCAGTAAAATGCTCACCATCAAATAATACAGAATAAGACTCACCTAGTCCTTTTTGTACACACTCATAGTGTGTTTTGTAAAATCTATCATAGTCATGGTCCTTTGACCTGGCACTTCAGCGCAGTTTTGATTGACCACCGAACATATGTATATTGTTAAAAAAAATTTCATTGACAACCTTGTAAAAAAATATAATAATCCTATATTATTATTTTATAATAATGAAAGGATATAATAATGACTGACGTAAGTAAATATAAATCAGTTGCACTATCGCATGATAGTTGTGACAAATTAGATAAGATCCGCAAGGTCATCGTACCTGAGGTAGAAGTATCTAGAGCTAAAACTTTAGACATATTAATCAACGAGAAAGCGAGAAAATTAAATGGAAAGTTACGGATCAAGAACGCTTAAAGAGTTTGATACATTTGACCCTATTAGAAATTTATGGAGAAATGTATTAATAGTTGCAATATCTGACGCAATTAAAGTGAAGTCTAACATAGTTAAATTTAGTGAACACTATGGCAATAGAAGATTTCATGAATTAGATTATGTGACTTTACCTAATAGTGATTTTGCTAAAATATGTGAATACGCAGAGCTAGATCACAATATGGTTAGAAAGAAAGTAATTAAAACTTTAGATGATATGGAGAAAAACTATGACAAAGACAATATGCCAGAGATGCCATGGAAACGGTTATATCAAAGTAAAGGAATCAATCGAGAATCCAGTGGAAATCATACAGCAGTGTCCGAGTTGTAACTCACAAGGAGAAATAACAATGAGTACAGAACGATTAATACTTGAAAGTAAACTTGGTTAAAGAACTCAATCAAATCATTAAAAAACTAAATGGTGAGATTGATGTTTTACAATCTAAACTGAAAGAAAAGGAAGGAGTTAAAGATGAGAAGAGCAATGTTGGAAGCACTCGAGAAGAAGTACGAGGCTGAGATAGCTGCAGCTGATGCAACTATACATATATACCTAAATAACTCAGTAGGTATTGGTGAGCACCCACAACATTTAGATGAAATAGATAAGCAATTATCTAAAATTGTAGAAGCGGAAGAAAAACAAAACGCACTACAAGCTTTTAAATTATGAAGTGTTTACATTGTGGAGATGATCTCCGCTGGAATAATGATTATGATACAGAAGATGATGAACAGTATTTAATTGTTAGTATGTATGAATGTATGAACGAACATTGTAAGGCCTGGTATGAGATATATCATGGATTACGAGAAAAGGAGACAGTCAATTGATTTGGAATAAAAAGTTTAAGTATCCTCAGACTATAAGAGAAGCGATAGAAGGTGAGCGTCATTATTTAATTAGTGATGAAAAATTACCATCTGTTACGACTATACTGCAGGCTACACAAAGTGACGAAAAAAAGGCAAGCTTAGATAAATGGAAACAACGAGTCGGAGCTGAGTCTGCTGAGAATATAAAGAATGAAGCAGCCAACCGTGGATCTATTATGCATAAGTTGATTGAATGCTATTTGCTGGACGAAAGACACATGGATTTGACTGATCTTGGCCAACAAGCTGATAAGATGGCACAAACTATTATAGATGAGGGTCTAAAGGGCTATATGGAGGAAATATGGGGTACTGAAGTATGTTTGCATTATCCGGGCCTGTACGCCGGTGCTAGTGATCTCGCTGGTGTATATGAAGGACGCGAAAGTATAATGGACTTTAAACAATCTAACAAGCCTAAAAGACGTGAATGGATTGATGACTATTTTTTACAACTTGCAGCATATGCTACAGCTCATAACCAGGTCTATGGTACCAAGATACAGTCTGGAACTATTCTAATGTGTACTAAAGATAATTACTTTCAGAAATTCACTGTATCCGGAACCCAGTTTCAAAAGTTTATGTGGGAATGGTTAAAGCGTGTTGACCTATATTACGAAAAACGTAGTAAATTAGCCAAAAATCATGAATAATGTGGCAGGAATCAGGCATCAGGGATTGCCCCTAATAGGTTTTAAACTTTTTTTGAAAAAAATTTTTTTGAAAAAAGATGAGAAATGTCTACTACCTTACTACCTGAACAAGTTTTTGTTGGTATACATAGCTTATTTAAGCAATTTTGGTAGTAAAACGTCTACTACCTGGCTACTACCTGCTACTACCAAGATGGTTCAAAATCCCAATAAGACAAACTTTTTATGTAAAATGTGTTATAACATAATTTCATTTTTTGCTCTTAGGGAAGATTTATGACTCATAAAAAATCAAAGTACAGACACGTTGTAATAAACAAGAAGCGATACTACTTCTATAAAATTACATGGCTTGATATTTTAGGTGACAGCGGGCACGCTGATAACAATGAATTTATGGATATGAAACCTGCAGTAATGATAACTAATGCATATGTGTTTCACAATGATTCTAAAGTTCTTAGAACGTTTGCCAGTTATGATGCTAATTCAGAGTGTTTTAGTGATCGTAATGTATTTCCTAAAGGATGTGTTAGAAAGATGGAGAAGGTATTACTCTGATGAATTTATTTGTTTTGGATTTTTATCTTTACTTTGTTTCGGCTCTTCTTTTACTTTGTCTTTTAACTCTTCAAACTCTACACCTTCTAGGATGGGTGAATAGTCATCAATTATTTGTTTCATCCTTGCTTCTAATTCTTCTGTCGTTAGGTCTTCTAATTTACCAGTACGGATTATCTTTTGTTCTATATATAGACCAGCCGCCTTACCTCTTGCAACCTCAGCATTAACAGCAGCTGACCAAGCTTTCTTATCTCTAGCTTCATCTCTAAGCTTACCTAACTCTGATATGTGATTGCCAAATGTAACTTCGTATTGTTTTTGCCACTCATCACGTAGCTCACCTATATACTGGACCACCAATGGAAATAATTTTGGATTCTGTAATTTACTTGCAGCCTGACGTGCTGAATCTTTTGCATAACCAGCCTCAATAGCACAAGCTGTAGCTGTCATTCTACCTTGTTCTGATATTAGTAGATTAGCAAATTTGATCTGTTGTTCAGTTAGTTTCTTGGGTAGACCCATCTTCTTCCTCGTACATTTTTCTTCTCTTCTTCGTAGCCTTCCATCAGTAATTCTGATGTAGTCTTTTCTTTTTTGCCGAAGATTCTATCAAATTCTTTTTTGTATAAATCGTTAGTAGGTCTTGATCTACCATCCCATTTTTCTTTTTTCATAGTATTGCTTTTTAACACAACAATGATATAAAAGCAACAGACGTTGGCTTAAAAGTCAGCTCTTTGAATTGATGGCGCTCACCTTATCGAGCGCCATTGAAAGGATGAAATTATGCTAAGTGGAAAAGCTTTAAGACAGACGCTAGATAAAATGTTAAAGTCACCTGTAGCTCAAGAGGCTAGAGTCCAAGTTCGTCTTCCTGATGGACAACATTTTGATATTACTTCTTTACAATTGATGGAAAATAAATTATTGGGAGCTAGAGAAACTCACCGACTTGTTATGACTATCAAGCCAGAAACGTGGAGAATGGGCGACGTTATCAAAAAAGTATAACGCACCTGTTAACCTAAAAAATCAGTGAAATCAGAGACTAAATTTTATGGACAAGTTAAAAAAAATATTACTAAAATATCCTGGATTAGGATTGAAAACCTTGCTGTTCCTGGTACTCCCGATCTATTGGGTTATAATAATAACGGCGTCTTTTTCACTGTTGAGCTGAAATATACAAAGACAAACAAGATCACATTTTCTCCACACCAAATTGCGTTCCACGTGAAACATCCACGCAATACTTTTATCTTAGTTCTTGATGCCTGTTCCATGCTTCCCAAAACTTTATGAGGGGAAAGATATAAGAAAGCTTGCTGCTTGTGGCTTGGTGCTTGAGGCTTGTAGCTCGGGTTATGAATCCTGCTCCAAGGTTTTTGAATCGCTTGGTGCTTGAGGCTTGTCGCTTGAAGCTTGTGGCTTGGTGCTTGACGCTTGCTGCTTGAGCTTCTCTTCTCTCTGAAATTTTTTCGCGCGCTGGCGCATCTCTTCGTAATATTTAGGATGTTTGAATACGTGCATTAATGTTTACCGTATATAACAGATTTAATATCTTTATTCCAGCAAGCTCTGCAGTCCTTGCAAGCGCCGCCCTGATCCGGTGCTGGACAAGTCCGCTGTCCTTCTTGAGTCGTGACGCCTGAGTCATGGGTCCAGGCATTGCCCTGCTGGTCCATCGACTTTAGATCTTGACAATCTTATAATTAAATTTTCTGGAACCTCTTCAGGTGCTGGCAGGTATTGCCGCTCTTGTGTTGGCAGCCAGTGCTTCGTGTTAGGTGTGAGCTTGCATACTTCTATAATTTTTTGCATATGCTCGCTGCTCTGTACATCGCCGGCGTCATGCCATCTAAACCATTTTTGGCCACGAATTTTTGTAGACATAGCCTCCACCCATAGCGGGTGATTGATTGCGTCCAGTCTTCTATACTGAGCTGCTTTGATTGCTGGATACCTGGTATAGTTACCCTTCAAGGCGTAACAGCCGTAACACGGTGAAGTTTTAACTAGTCTAAGCTTCGAACCAGTTTGACATGCCCATGCTGGCAGGCTGTAGCTCAGGCCAGGCATCTTGCTTGTTCTTGTAAATGAGTCTGTTAT